TGGTGATGGGTGCCATCGGTCGTGGAGTTGCCACGAAGTTCCTGGGCTATCTTCAGAACACCACGGCGGTCGTTCCGCCCGAGGTGATCGTGAAGAGCCCCGAAACTGCACCGGTGCCCGGGGTGCGGGCGCTCGATGCCCTCTACGCTACGGAGTCGTCGCTTGAATACTACATCAAGCAGAATCCGCAGCATTGGAAGGCCGGGCTAATCTACGCCACGCGCAAGGAAATGCTGGACGAGGTAGGTGTGCTGCTTGCGTATGCTGTGATGGCAGTGATCAATACCTTCCCCGAGAAGCAGCGACAGGCTGCCATGCTGGACTTTGATCTGTGGGACAAGGTGTACACTCGGTACTCTCAGATCATCCAGGCGGTGGAGAACAACAACTAGTGGGAAGATGAAGAATCCCATAGCATCAATGCTAGTCTACAGCACGCGGCCATTGGGCAATAGAGAAGTGGCTATGAGTTATCCTAGGTACTCATATGCCACTCGCTCAGTGCGATAAGAACAAGGTAGACTAAGGGGTAGGGTCGTACCGTGTGACCCTACCCCGGCGCTGTGGTTGACAAGCGGGAATGGCTTTGCTATACTTGTGGTGACAGGGTGCCGCTGCCGGTATTGTTCCGAGCAGCATTCAGGGGGATGGAATGAGCGATCTTACTTCGGCTGCCGATAAGAAAGGCTTCGATCCGACATCGTACTACCGGGACACCCCGAAGTCGGGGACTCCTGCTGCTGAACTTCTTAGCTCTGCTCGATTGACGTTGCTTCGGAAGTATCCCTTCTACGGCAAGATTGCGATGAGCATGGTGCTTGTCGCATCGGATGAGGTTCCGACTACTGCTGTTGATCCCAAGGGTCGTATGTTCTACAACCCGAAGTGGGTGAATGCCTTTACGTTTGAGGATGCGGTGTTCGAGTTTGCCCATGAGGCGACGCACATGGTGCAGCGTCTCTTCGGTCGGCGCGGCAACCGCAACCCTGGTATCTTCAACGTTGCTGCTGACTACTGCGCTGACACGCAGCTTGTTGACTCTGGCCTGAAGCAGAGCTTCGCATCGAGTCTGGTCATCGGGCAGAAAGAGTTTGATCTGGTTCATGAACTCAAGCGAGTTGAGCCTATCTATGATCATCTGCTTCAGAAAGCGAAGGACAATGAGGATTGCCCGGCCTGTAAGCAGGCGCTTGAGGATCTCGCCAAGCTGAGCGGTAAGGAAGACGCTGAGGATAGCAAGGCCCGAGGCAAGGCAGAGAAAGGCGAGGGAGAGGGTGACGGCGGAGAGGGTGACGGCGGAGAGGGCGAGGGTCAGGGCGACGGTCACAGTCACAAGCCCGGACAGGGTAGTGGCTGCGGTGGCGGGAAGCCTAAGCCTAAGCACACTTGCGGTACGGTGAGGAAGTGCTGCGCTGGTACCTCGGCGGATATTGAGAAGGCCAGCCCCGCTGACGTACAGAAGGCTATTCAGAACGTCATCGCTGCGAAGATGTACGCCGAGGGGAAGGGCAACATGCCCGGCTTCCTCGGCGATCAGATTGATGAGCTTACCCGAAGTAAGGTGCGCTGGCAGGATCATATCAGGACGGCAGCGAATAGGGTATTCTCTCGTGGTCGGTATACCTACAAGCGACCCCATAAGCGGGGACAGGCGCTCAGTATCCGGCTTCAGACTACCCAGCCCGAGAGTAGGTCGGCGGTGGTTGCGGTGGATACGTCTGGCTCGATGGGCTATGATCAGATTGTTCAGTGCATCAGCGAGACGGCAGCTATCATCCTGGCTGCGGGGTGCGATAAGATCTGGCTTATCCTGCATGACTGTGCGATCTATTACAGTGGCTACATTGGGAGGGAAGATCTCACAAAGATCAAGATGAGTCGTGGCGGCACGTCGCATCTGCCTGTGTTCGATTGCCTCAATCGGAAGCATTCGGTTAGGGAGTTGAACCTTCCGACGAGCGAGCATTGTGAGCTTGCGGTAATGTTCACTGACTTGGGGACTGACTTCCCCGATGAGCGCCCGTCCTTCCCGGTCATCTGGGGCGTCCCCGTTCCCAGCGCCCCGGGGATGAATGCAGAGGTTCCCTTTGGAAAGAAAATCGCAGTCGAGCTTTAAGATCGGAGAGCGTGGGTGGAGGTACCATCCCACGACTCAATATCGGAAGATTCGGAATCGAGACGAGGCTGATCCTCTCGTTGCCGCACTCTCCAAGATGTTCTACAACAGGCAGTTTGCCTACTCTGACGAGAAGCAAGCTATTTCAGCATCGATAGCACATTGCAACTTCTATGGGATGAGGGACGATGAGCGAAAGGAGTTAGGATGTAAAGGCTATCCTAACTGGATCGGACGGGCACACATGATTACTTTGTTCAAAGAGATGGGGGTGATGACTCCCACTGGTAGGGGCAAGCAACCGTATAAGGTAACTATCCTTGACGATTGGCGGGTAGTGATTGACCGAGGTAAGTTCGTGCGAGTGACTCACTTCCACGAGGGCGGCGAGGCATGGAGGGCGAACCGATTCACCGGGAAGGACAAGGAAACGGGCGAGACTGTTAGTTTAGGTTGGAAGTGTATCAAGTGCCAAGAGCCCGAGCCGCTGAGGGTCAAGGGATTCGTTATGCTTCACACTATTGGGGGCGACAAATGACGAGAGAGCAGGCTGACTCACTCTATTCTAAGATCAAGGATAGTGTGAATAATCATCTCAAGGCAATCGAGGTACTGAAGAAGCTAGCAATCTCGATTGAGTGGGAAGTGGGCAAGTCCGATGGTGAGGGGTTCACCGCGGCCGGCTGGGAATGGCGGAAGGCTGAAGTCCTGTACAGTATGGGGCTTGGGCCTAAGCCTAATAAGTGGAGGAGGTACTAGAATGCGTAAGATGATTGCAGCTATGGTGCTGGCCTTGACGATCCTGCCCGGGTGTGGTATGATCTTCGAGAGCAGCGACCGGTCGGTGCCGGCGCGAAACCACCGCGAGTGTGGTAGGTAGTCATGGCTAATATAAAGAAGCGGCTACACTTCAACACTAAAGCTAAGCAAAAGGATCAGTTCTATACTAATCCTGAGTTAGCTGCAAAGTTGGTAGACTTTACAGTGAGAGCACTACCAGTGGAACGGCGTGCTCTACTGTTGGAGCCGTCAGCGGGGACAGGAGCGTTTCTTGTTCCTATGAAGAAGCATGGCCGAGCTATCGGGTTGGATATTGACCCGAAGCACGGATGGGTAAAGGAAGGCAACTTTCTTGAGTCCTCATCGAAGGACTTCGGAGGGTTGAGAACGGATGAAGTGTGCGTAATCGGTAATCCTCCGTTTGGGTTCGCTGCCAACCTAGCTGTTCTTTTTTTCAACCACGCAGCTACCATGGCAGACACGATTGCGTTTATCGTGCCTCGAACATTCCGAAAGGCTTCCGTTCATAACAAGCTGAACCTTAACTTTTGGCTATTTGATGATCAGGATGTAGGTAAGGACGCTTTTATTTTTCAGGATGAAGCATATGATGTGCCGTGTTGCTTCCAGATATGGGAGCGAAGAGACAGAAAGCGTGTGAAGGTAAAGCTTGAGGAGTCGCCTCTCTTTACTTTTACTACACCGGACGATGCTGATTTCGCTGTGCGTAGGGTTGGCGGCGGGGCCGGTAAGACGGTCGATGCGGATGGCACTAAGCCTCCTAGTCATCACTACATTAAGGCAAGCCATGGTGTGGTTGTAGCTAAGCTTAGAGCTATGATAGATGGGCTAAACTTTGACAAAGAGAAGAACGCTACTGCTGGGGTAAGGTCTATCTCAAAGCAGGAGTTTGTGGCTAAGACGAATAAGGAGATTCCGTCATGAAGTTTTCTACTTCAAACATCTTTCTGTTGAAAGATTTTACTCAACATGTATGGTGGCTCGATGACAGTTATCTCAAAGACAAGCTAGACGGTAGGTGGTACGGCTTGATTGCCGATCATCTGGTAAACCGACTGTTTGATGACTCTTCACTTGCCCAAAGTGCTACGGAGAAAGGGTATGATATTATTGTCAACAGTTGGCCGTATCGAGGTATTTGGGAGGTAAAGACGTACGGTAAGAGCGGTGCGCAACTTCCGCCGTCCTTTACTAGAGGCACTGGCAGAACGCCAATGACGGAAGCAGAGTTCAGAGAATGGAATGAGAGGTTGAACCTACGAGGATTTATCATCGTGGACGTAACCAAGGTGCATCTAAATGAGGTAAGAATCCGAGCCATCGAATACACAAGTATGGAGTCTTCTGGGTACTTTGGGCGAGTACTGAAGGAGCTGAATACTAACAACGGCCCTAGATTCTTCAGTGACATTACTGAAGTGGTTGTATAAATGCTGGCAGAAGTCACGGTGACAACTGATTCTGTTCTATAAGAAGGAGACGCCCAAGTGGGCAAGACTAGACGACATGTTCGACGTGACGAAGAGACGGATGACGAGAGGGCGATTCGAGTCATGGAGCAAACGAAAGCGGCAGGACGGTTGCCGGTTGCTCCTCCGGGATACTTTCATGATACGGACCGGGATCGCCCCGGCCGTAAGCGGGATCGCAAGCGCACGCAGCGGGAGCTTCGTGAGGCGGCAGATGAGTATAACCGGTCATAAGGGTGAGCTTGAAAAAGACTGGGACCTTGTTACTGTAGCGTTGGGTCCGAAGTCTAACCTTAAGGAAGATAGGACACTCATGTACGCTAGTCACCGTAACTGCGGCTGGGTCCCCCCGCAGAACAACAGTGATGAGCCGAGGTGTTCTGAGTGCGGCGCTAAGCTGAACGAGAAGGCGCATCGGATGATCCGTGTTCATAACTTCGTAATGAAGATTGGAGTTTGACGTGGCTAAAGATAAGACTGAAGATCTTGAGTTGACTTCTGACATTGAGTTTCGGCGTGGACTGGTTGTCCATACCACCGTGGAGGAAGCACAGGAAGTAATCTATCGTCTGCTCGCTGAGACACCGAATGGTTACTTTATCTGGACTTCGCTGGACGATTCAAAGGTGTGGTGGCTCCGGTATCCTCGCCCTGAATCCAGGGAAGTCAAGCAGTGGCTCAACGGTAAGGAGACTTACATCATCCATATCTGTGACCCGATTCGGTACGTCGAGCACGCTAAGCGTGGGGAGTATCGCTCATTGTCTAGCTACAGTGGCTACGCTAACGATGATCAGGCTTGCTATCAGTGCAAACAAATCATCCCTGAAACGATCAAGGAGACAGCGGTTCGGATGACCCGGATGCTGAACTTCACTGCAAAGTTTGCGGAGGTCTGACATGCTGTGGCTTTGTCTATTCTTTCATCGCTGGGGTAAGTGGACTCACTACTCCTCGGGTACGGTATCTTATCATGGTAAGGTACAAGGTAAGATGATCATTCAGCAGCGGTGGTGCTCTAGGTGTGAGTATTTTGATTACCGTAAGCAGGAGATTGTACTCCGATGACGTGCAAGCATAAGTGCAGTCAGCATATCACCGTCAAGAATGGTCTGAAGCTGGGCGCTGCCATCTATACGTTACATCTGTTTGTTCATGTTGTAGCTTTCATGATTTCCCCCACGTTGGGTGCGATCCTGCTGGCACTGTTCTAGAGGATAACTACGATGCGTAAGTTCTTTGAGTATTTCTTTCGTGTTCTGTATTTGGTAGTGTTCGTCGCTATCCCGGCTTTCATCATCTACACGGTGATTTTCACTGCGCTATGTGCTCCGGCTCGTGGTACTGAGATTGTCAAGGCTAATGATCATTTCTTTACCGCTACTCAACTCAAGGCGCTGTGCGACAGTGGTAGCGAGAAGTGCGGCGGGTACGTCTTCGGTGTGATCGACACCCTGACCTCGTCGCTTGAGTGTAAGGGGACTGCGGGCCAGATTACTTCAAATGAAGTGGCGACCTATCTCAATAAGGTCCTTGAGACTACCCGCCCTGAGATTCTCAACAAGGTAAGCGGTGCGGCAATGGTGAGCTTCGCTTTCAGTCAGACGACTGTTAGCAAGCGTTGTGTCGCGGAATCGAAGGGCATCTAATGTCCACAATCTTCGCTATCGGACTCGTGTTCGTCATCGTGGTGCACTTCATCCTTGAATATCGCCGCGAGCAGAGACATCTTCGACGTTTCATCGAGGAGCATAAGGAGAAGTATGAACGACTTGATTGATCGGCTAGGACTGCATGAGCTTCCGGTTCTGGAGCTTCTGGAGGAAGTTCTCTGGCAAGAGATCCGCTCTCAGAACGAGGGAACCGAAGAAGAGATCCAGCGAATCGTGCTGATCTTTGGACGTGTGCTCAAGGCTGCCATCGAGCTTGCGAAGGAGAACAAGAATGGCCCTCACCTCAGTAACGAATAAGGATGACGAGAAGAAGGAAGTCAACGCTAGGGAGTTGATCCTGAAGGCGCTGAAGAATCTAACTTTCCGCTACCGCCTGTTTGCTACAGGCTTCCTGTTCAGTATCGGGCTGATGGCAATGGCGGCGTATTTTATCCACCCTGGACTGGCGGCACTAATCGTCACGACGTACATTACCTACTTTATGCGAGTCAATCTGATCAACATTGACGGACAGCGACAGCAGCTTGAACAGACTATTCAGCACGCATTCAATCAGGCTCAGAAGGGCAATCCTTTGGGCGATCACCACAAGGGGGCGTATCTGTGAGCAAGGGTGTAGGCTACTGTGAAAACACCGACTGCCTTGATTTCCACAAGGGAGTCTTCCTGCTCAACTTCAGCGATCAGTTCTACTGCCCCGTGTGCCGTAGCACGGGTCAGCTTGTCGCTGAGCAACGAGACGAGGTAGACATTCGAGCTGTCCTGTACACGATGGTGATAGTCAACTTTGATTACACGCCCGCCGAGAAGCGGTACAAAGCGAGGGCTATCGTGCAGATAGAACCACGCAGAGATGGGTCGATCTACAACTACTCGTCGCCGCTGATCAAGACCGAGATCAGGGCGCTGAAGATTGGCGAGAGTCTACTGGTGGCGCTCAACAGCGGGGCAACCACGAACGATTTGCTAACGTGCGAGACTGTGCTATCCTTTGATCAAGGGGCCGATGAGTTCAAGGCTTCGCTCAAGCGGCTTGAGTATCGACTAGATGAACGAGAGAGGAGACTCAATGAGTATTGATTACAGCGATGCGGACATGGGCAATGCGATCTATGATGAGGAGCCGGCCCCCAAGACTACGCACACCCGTCAGATAGTTCATAACTCGGTCGAGTCTGTTCAGGCTGACTTGACCAATAAGCAGCGGGCAAAGGTTGTCGTGCGGCTGCGCGAGGCTCTGACCGATTACGAGGTTCAGGCACTTGGTGCCTACCCCGTGCGTGATTACATCTATCGCCTCTACAATAGCAAGGTGACGGATGAACTTGCGGTCAGTGCGCTGAGTCGTGACTTCAACATGAGCGTTCACGGCCACAATCAGGAACTCGGCAAGAAGGTTGCCAGACTGCTGCTAGAGGCGTGCGAGAACGATAACAAAGGAAACAAGCTGGAAGCGTTCAAGCTGCTCCTCGACATCCGGGTTCGCTACGATATCCTTCTGAGCGAGGAAGTTGTAGGCGTCCTGACTACGCTTAGGTACGATCTAACTACGGTGTCCAACATTGTTGACTACCGGAAGCTGCTGTTCTCTAGCGTAGCGAAGATGGTGTCGAGCATTGCCCTGAAGCGACATCGCGGACTGTCTGGTGGCGTGATTGAAGACGTGGACCTGATTCAAGAGGCACTGCTTCACGCTAAGATCGGCATCGATTCGTACCAGCCTGACTTCACTGCGAATGAGGATGCTGGGAAGTCGTTTACTTCCTTCATCTATCGTTGGGTGGGTGGGATGCTCAGCAAGTTCATCAATGACAACACCCGGAACGTCCGGGTGCCTCGGACTGCCATCGACCGCAGCCGGCCTGTCTACTACGCTATCGAGAAGTTGGGTAATGTAGGCTACGAGAAGCTAGCGGACGAGGCGACCCGTATCCTGGCGGACATTCGGCTGAAGAACGCGCGGCGTAAGCTCATTCAGAACGAGCGGTACTCGGCTGAGGAAGTGTACGACATCCTCACCCACACGCAGGACGAGGCGAGCATGGATGCCGTCATCTCGACCGATGAGTTCGGGCATGAGAACACGTTCGGTGAGTTGATCCCAGCCGCGACCCCTCATGTGGAACATCTTGTGGACAACAAGCAGAGTCAGTCCAAACTGGTTGCCGTGCTCCATGACTACTGCGACACCGCTGAGGAACGGGAGGTGCTTTCGATTCGGTGGGGAGGCGAGAAGTACCGTGGGCTGAAGTCTACGGCTGACTTCTATCGGGACAGCACTCGACGTTCGATGAACAAGACGAAGGTGGCTGAGATCGAGAATAAGGTGTTCGACCGGATTCGTATGGCTATCTCGCAGGGTGCCGAGAACCGTGTGAACGAGGTGGCCGAGGCTCTGTCTAGCTAAACTGTGAAGATGATCGTTCGATTGAAACGGTATTATCTAATAGGAGCACGCTGTACCTTGGAATGAGGAGAAAGTAATGGCGATCAACTTCGGACTAGACTTGAGCGGCGTGAAGGCAGCACTTGAACGAATCGTTCGAGCGCTGGAATCTGTGGCAGAAGAAGTCAAGACGATCCGAAAGATCATGGAGCAGAAGAATGCCGAGAAGGGGAAGAGGACATAAGAACACTGCTGAAGATTTCTGGGCTAATGTTCAGAAAGGTGACGGGTGTTGGTTGTGGACTGCTTATTGTGACGGCTACGGACATGGTATCTTTAGGTGGAATGGTAAGACAACTGGTGCGCATAGGATAGCTTGGGAATTGACGTTTGGAGCTACTGATCTATGTGTACTGCACAAATGTGATAACCCTCCTTGCGTGAATCCTGATCATTTGTTTAAAGGCACGAAGGGTGATAACAATAGAGATTGCGTTGCCAAGAAACGTCATCATCATTCACGAAAGACACATTGCTTTAGGGGGCATAAGTTCACCGATGAAAACACAAGATACTACAAGAACGGAAGATGGTGTCGAAAGTGTAATGCTGACTACGCGAAGGCCACCCGTAAAAAGAAAAAAGAAGAAGGCGGGAAGGCCCCCGAGATCACTACGCAAAGCAATTGATCAGAAATGTAAGTCATGTATTTATGATGATTGCGCCCCAGGAACGTGGCGGATTCAGGTAGAGGAATGCACAATCGTTGACTGTCCCCTCTACAACGTCCGACCCAAGAGCAAGAGGGAGAAGGTAGATGCGGCTACTGTTGCTGATCCTGTTTGAACTGACTATTCTTAGTTGCGCAAAGCCGAAGACTCACGAGGATTGGGCAGTACGTTGCCTTGGCAGGACTGGGGTAGCGTTCGAGAAATGCGTTGAACAATGGGAGGTATGGCGAGATGAGCAAGACTAAGAGAGTGAGTGTGAAAGCCGAATGCGTCGCGTGCGGCTGCACTGGCGTCTACTCTGGGTTCTGTGAGCCGAAGGGGACGGCTGTAGTTTGTCTGATCTGTGACGGGACAGGGTGTGAGGTGGTGCGCTATACTCCCTTTACCGGGCGACGCGAAAAGCGTGGTATCAAGACGGTGAGCCTTTCTCGGGGGGGATTCATCGCTACCGGAGTTGGGGCGGTCGGTAAGTCAATCCCCTACAGTGAGTTCAAGAAAGGGAAGAAACCGTGAACATCTACGAAGGATTCAAACCCATTGCGCATCGGGATCAGCGGGGGATGCCGACCACTACGATCAGCTTCAATCCGGCAACCAAGAAGTTCCTGCTCGTGGTCGCAGGCAAGGCAGGTGGCCCCTTCAGTCTAGATGAACTGAAGTCGCTGCTGGCGAACATCACGGATGTGATTGACCTCGGCGGGCGGTATCTTTACATCGATGGGTTCTCGGCCAATGGCGAACGCATCGACGAATAGGAAGCGACTCAAGCGAATTCAGTACGCCTCCATGTACGGCGCGGCGCACCCTAATTTTGTCTGCTGCCGAAATAGGATAGGCGCCATCGATCTTCCTCATTCGCATAGAACATGCGTAATGTGTGCTGGGACTGGCGTCGCTGCGATTCCTGTGAACGAAATCAACATCAATGTTCTACTGGAGCTAACCAATGATTGAACGCATTCGGTTTGACGATGTCCTCTGGCAGAGCGGCGACGCTAAGCTGAAGGGCAAGGAGCTTGACCGGTTCAAAATGCACATTGACTGGTGCGGAGGAATCGACGTATCGCTCACCCCGGCTATTCTGTGCCAGGAGATGGATGAGTTCCCCGAGGGAATCGTTTACCTCAAGCAGTTGATCGACCTTGGCGTGGTAATGGATCTACACGGCTGGGATCATGGGCCGTATGCACCGCGACCCCAAGAAGAGGTAGAGAGCCATCTTGAACAATCACTCGAATGGTTTGATCAGAACTTAGGTGTGACTCCGGTGCGGTGGGTTACCCCTCACGGAGCGAATAGCAGGGCAATGATCAATGCCTCCCGCAAGTATGGACTGACTATTGAGACGACTCAAGACCCGGTGATTGATCAGCGTGAAGCTGACAAGGTACTGCGAGTGAGTCGAAATCTGACCAAGCTAGATGGTAAAGTGATCATGGTTCATTGGTGGGAGCGAGGTAACGCCCTGTATCGCATCGCTCAGATCGTGCGACATGGTACTGTAGACAAGGCAATCATGGCTTCTAGCGCCGATATGGACGAGCGGGCGCTGAGTCAAGTATGGGGCGCTGGTTGGGAGAGAAAGATGTGAGTTGGACGCACTTCTTCGATAAAGTAAAGATCATTGACGATTGCTGGCTATGGACAGGTGCGCGCAGCGGAGACGGTTACGGTGCGTTTACTATGGAAGGTAAGATGACAGGAGCACACAGACTCAGCTTCACTTATTTCAAAGATGAAATCCCCGATGGCATGTTCGTTTGTCATCGTTGCGATAATCCTGTTTGTGTGAACCCTGATCATTTGTGGCTTGGCACCCCGGCAGATAATATGAACGATAAATCAATCAAAGGCAGGACACCCAAGACGCTTAAGACGCCTGATCGCTGTAAGCGCGGTCACCTTTGGAGCGAACATGCTGTGACTTATTTCAATGGAGAGAGAACAGCACGGCGATGTAAGACATGCTGGAGTATGAAGAGGAGAGAGCGTGAGCGGCGCAAGCGTAGCTTGGTGGATTAACGCCATCACGGTAGTGACTGTGTTCATCTCAATCGCCAAGTACTGGTGGCTGGGGCAGGGCGTGGACGGAGTACGCGGTCAGTGCTATACTCAGTTCGTCGCCTGTGGCCTTCAGCTTGTGTACAATGCGTTGATCTATCACACCAATCCAGCCCTATGGGGTTCGCTCCTCTATCAGCCGCTTCTGCTGTGGGGGGCCGTCATGGCGATGAAAGGACTGAAGAATGCAGATAAAGATTCAGGCAGATGATCTTTGGACCTTTGTTTATACTGACGATCAGCCTCGGCTTCTGAGCTACATCGTGGGCGACCTTATGGCTGAGGTGCCCGGAGCCAAGTACACTTGGAAGTTCAAGACCGGCGAGTGGGACGGCCGGGTGCAGCTTTTCACTCAGTACCCTAGCTGCTTCGCGTTCAGGACCGGACTGCTTGAGTCAGTTCTAACTAGATTCCTTGGTCATGGCGTTCAGATCAGTAGCTTCAACAATGCTGTGCGGAGGCCGTGTACTATCAACTGGTCGGCTCATTTCGCTAAGCCCGTTCAGCTTCGCCCCTACCAAGAGCAGGCGGTGAATGCGATGTTGCGCAATAAGCTGCCCACCCTCAACGGGGTAGGCCAGTTGAGTTGGCATCGTGGCATCCTGCAAGTGGCAACGGGCGGGGGCAAGACCGAGATTGCTGTGGCTCTCTATCAGCGCAATCCAGTCCAGACTATGTTCCTCGTTCACCGCAAGGATCTGCTCTATCAGGCGAAGGAGAGGTTCGCCAAGTATGGGATCAAGACTGGCACCATCGGCGACGGTAAGTGGGACACCATGCACCCTATCATCATCGCTACGATGCAGACGCTCATGTCTCGCATGGAAGACATTGGCGTTATAGGGCTCTGCGCCAAAACGGATCAAGTGTTCTTTGATGAGGCTCACTTGATGGCAAGCTCGCTAGACAAGGGCAACCAGTTCACTAAGGTTGCCGATATGTTCAGTTCGGCGCGCTATCGTTGGGGGCTGACCGCTACGCCGTTCATGCGCAGTAAGTACGATAACCTTCTGTTGGAGGGCGTAACCGGTAAGGTTCTCTATCAGATCTCCAATGCCGATCTAATTGCTCAAGGACATCTGACCCCGCCGAAAGTCATCATGAAGCGTGTGCCTGGACTCTTGCCGGTTGCCCCTCCTAAGTTCAATCCTCGCAAGCGCACAGCGGGAGGAGCATACTGGCGTGAGGTGGAGGAGACTGGGATCAAGTTCAACGCAGTTCGTACCGAGATCATCGCCGATGAGATTGCCAAGGGGCCTTATCCGGTGCTCGTGCTGAGCAAGACGGTTGATCAGGCGGAGTTCATCCGTGAGAAGTACATGCAGAAGTATGGCGTGCGACTGTTGATTCTAACTGGAAAGGCCACTGCTGTTGCCCGTAGGGACGCCGTGGCTGATCTCAAGACGGGCGCGCTCAAGGCAGTTATTGCTACCACTATCTGGGACGAGGGTGTAGATGTACCTGAGCTAGCTAAAATTATCCTAAGTTCTGGAGGGAAGAGTCAAGTCAAGGGTTTGCAGCGGGTTGGGCGCGGGTTGCGTACTTCTCCGGGCAAGACTGAAGTTGTAATCGTGGACTTTCAGGACACACATCACACCATGCTGAGGAAGCACGCACTTGAGCGGCTGAAGGTGTGGAAGGACGAGGGCTTTGAAGTTCTCGTAGAAGGTAAAGCATGAAAAGGTTTGACGAGATCGCGTTCGTTTGCGCTTTGGTTGAGCGCGAGGCGGACGCACAAGAGATGAAGAAGATCTTCAACCCGGAATGGCTCTCCGAGAAGAGCAACATGCCGGTCGTGAAGGCGATTTTCGATTACATGGATAAGTACAAGTGCCCGCCGAGCTTCAAGGCGCTGCACGAATACATGAATGACGTGGACAAGGAGAAGTACGAGGCCAGGTATCGTGAGAAGCTGACGATGCTGGAGGCAGTTCAGGTAGACAAATCCAAGCAAGTGATGGCTATCGCCAAGGCCAAGGAAAGCGCGGCGGCTATGTCGCTGAGCACTATGGTCAGCACACCGACCTTTCAGGAATTGCTAAGCGAAGGCGAAGGTGATAGACTTCGGTCTGAGGTAGCCCGCTGGCTATCCATGCACACCGAGAAGGTAGGCGAGGAAGTCATTGACATTCGCGCCGGTCTGGACAAGCTGATTGATGATGTAGGCTATGATGGCCGTCCCAAGAAGATTTCAACTGGCATCTCGTGCATTGATAGCTGGACGCACGGTGGGACTCGCCCCGGGACGCTTGGTATCCTGATGGCACCAACCGGCAACGGCAAGTCGGCTGTGCTGATGAACATTGCGCTTCACATCGCTACGGCGGAAGAGAAATCTGTCCTCTTCCTGACCAATGAGCTTACGATTCAGGAGCAGTTGGAACGGTTCCTAGTTCGTATGCAGGCCCCTGATCTGGGACCGGACGGCAAAGAGATCTACTATCCTTTGCAGGCCGTTCAGGATGATCCTACGATTGCCTACCGTGGGCTCAAGCGGCGCTGGCAGTACGGGCTTGAGAGGCGATTGTTCGTTGGTAACACTGACCTCAACGCCACTTGCGATCAGATCGAGGAAAGGCTACAATTGATGAGGGTTCAGTACGGGTTCAAGCCGTCGTCCCTAGTGATCGACTTCATGGAGCGCATGGCCCCGTCATCCAAGATTTCCCGAGGGGACAAGGAGTACATCTACTTCGGCGAGATTGCGAAGGAGCTTGTCCGCCTTGCCAAGCGGACCAACACGGCGATCTGGACAGCAGTTCAGACTAACCGTGGAGGGTTGAACAAGGGTGTCGAGCAAAGCATGGAGTTCGGTCAGGGTTCTATCCGTCACTTTCAGGAAGCGGCCTGTGTGATCGGGCTTCGGAAGGAAGTGATCAATCTGGACGCTGAAGGCAATGACAAGGTTGAGGTGCTTGCGTTCAAGGAATTGAAGCAGCGGCACTCAGCAATGAACGACCGAGGGGTCAGGCTGAAGGTTCACCTTGATCGTATGTACATCACCGGGGAAGAGGTTGAAGTTCCTGAGGATGCAGACATAGAGGTTCCCCCGGATCAGGATGTGGTGAAGAAGAAGGGTAAGAAGAAACTCAAGACACAATGGGAGGCACGAGGTAAATGAGAATTGAGCGAACAACTTTCGGCAAGGTGAGTCAGCCTACTCTGACTCATCTGAAGCGGCTGACGCTGCCCGAGGGCTGGATGCAGGCCGCCGCTGAGGCGGACCCGAAGACCCCTACCTTCATAATTTTCGACGCATTTGACAAACCGCTGGCGTGGGCTATACTTACCACTCGCTACGCGGGATGGGTTCGGGGGGAGCGGGCACTGATGCTGTTTGTTCACCATAGGGTTCGGCGGGCCGGCTACGGCAAGATACTGCACAAGGCGGCCAAATCATTTATGGGGAAGCTCAACCCAAATCTGATCATGATCGTATTTCCGCATGACAATATTTCTCGTGGATTCTTCAAGGCTGTGAAGGAGGTGTGACATGGGCTTTCGTAAGTACGATCACGTAGAGCGGTTCGGTACCGATGAAGTTGAAGGGATCGAGATTGGCGACGTTCTTGTATTTCCCAAACTAGATGGAACGAACGCTTCAGTGTGGCGGAGCCAGCCATACATCGTCGGTGCTGGATCGCGCAGCCGTATTTTGTCAGATGAGAATGACAATGCAGGGTTCCATGCTTGGGTACAAAAGCAAATGTGGATGCGTGACTTCTTTGAGGCAACGCAGGATATTGTCATTTACGGTGAGTGGTTGGTGCCGCACACGCTGAATACCTATCGAGATGAAGCGTGGCGGAAGTTCTGGGTGTTCGACGTATGGAACAGGGATGAGGAGCGTTATGTACATTACGATGAATATTCACCCATTCTTTCGCAATGGGGTTTCAACGTCATCGAGCCGAAGTCGCGCTACATGAGCCCTCCTAGCGAGGAGCAACTGTGGACTGAGGTGGCAACCAACACTTATCTGCTGCAAGACGGGCATGTGGGTGAAGGTATCGTCATCAAGAACTATGCATGGCGCAACAAGTACGGGCGGCAGCCTTGGGCCAAGCTGGTCCGGGCTGAGTTCAAGGAAGAGAATCGGCGGGCCTTTGGCACGACCGAGAAGGAAGGCGAGAAGTCAGTTGAGGGTGAGATCGCAGAGAGGTATGTGACCAAGGCGCTGGTAGACAAGACCTACGCTAAGATCCAGCAAGAAGTGGAGAATGACGAAGTCAACGTGCCTCACCCTGAAAGAGCTGCGAAGAATCCAAATTTCTATCGAGGCAAGGTTATCCCTCGGCTACTTCAGACAGTGTTCTACGATCTGGTTCGTGAGGAGAGTTGGAACTTTGTGAAGGGACACAAGAATCCAACGATCAACTTCAAGAAGCTTCAGCAGTACACGGTGTACTGGGTGAAGAAGCATCTACCGGAGGTATTCTAACATGGACGGGTTTACGGTCAATCTGAACAAGCTCATTAGCAAGCCTTCTGCCGACCCCGAGAAGTGCGTCGGTAAGGAGATCTCTAGTCTGGTTATCTCTGACAGCCTGATGCGCATCCGGTTCACGGATGGCTACTTCCTCGATCTTTGGGACGGCGGTCAGTCCTGCTGTGAGTCCCGTTACATGAGCACCGACGACAATCTCGATGACTTCGTAGGTGCTACGTTCAGTGGCGCTCGTATCGAAGATGCAGAGAGTGAAGGCGATGAAAGCTACGGCGAGCATGAGGTGCAGTTCCTCCTCATCGATACGTCCAAGGGGACGTTCACCATTGCCAATCACAATGAGCACAATGGCTACTACGGCGGCTTCTCGCTGACGTGCAAGATGGGAGGGACTCGTGAGCTACGCACGCAAGATTAACGCAGACTGGCAAGTTGAAGATTGGTACGTCGGTAAGTCCCTACCGCAGCGTACTGAGATTGATCTGGATAACTTCGCCGATGACATGACTGAGGAAGACATCGAGGAAGAAGTGCTCAATCAGATTCAGAACGACTTCGTTGATCGGATCACTTGGGGCTGCTCTAATCTGGATGATGTAATCGCAGCGGTAAGTGCTGAACTAGACCGCCGCGCAGGAGAGAACGATGGGGACGAGTAATCACATTGATCTGTTCGGGGGCAGTGTCAAGTCTTGGACGAAGGGCGTCCCGCTTGATCAGGTGACGATTGGGCAGGTGCTCGATACGTCTAAGCTTCCGTTCATCTTCAAGCACGTTGCCCTCATGCCCGATGCCCACCTTGGGATCGGTGCCACGGTTGGGTCCGTGGTGCCGACCAAGGGGGCGATCATCCCGGCTGCTGTTGGGGTGGACATTGGTTGCGGGATGGCCGCAGTCCAGCTTGACATGAACGCCGCTCAGTTGCCTGACAGCCTTGCAAAGCTCCGTCAGGCGATTGAGCGGCTCATCCCGGTCGGTCAGGGTAAGCATGAACATGTAGCTCCGGCTATGGCTAACGCCTGGGAGCAGCATCTCCTCAGCCGCTACAAGCGGATCGAGGATCTCATGGGCAAGAAGCTGGAGAGGGCTGATCCGGTTCGGCAGCTTGCTACTCTCGGCGGAGGAAACCACTTCATCGAGATCTGCGTTGATGAGAGCGATAACGTGTGGCTTGTCCTTCACAGTGGATCGCGTGGTATCGGCAACAAGATCGGCACGCACTTCATTGAGATCGCGAAGAAAGACATGCGGAAATGGATGATCAATCTCCCTGACAAGGACCTGTCCTACTTCCCTGAGGGGACTGATCATTACGATAGCTACATGTTTGCTGTCAGGTGGGCGCAGGAGTATGCTGCAATCAACCGTGAGCTAATGATGAACTCGCTGGTCGTGATGCTTCAGTCTAAGTACGGACCGCACTTCCAGCCTATCAAGGAGGTGATCAGTTGTCATCACAACTACGTCGATAGGGAGAACCACTTTGGGGAGAATGTATGGGTCACTCGAAAGGGTGCTGTTCGTGCTCGTGAAGGCGACCTCGGTATCATTCCCGGGTCGATGGGGACGAAGAGTTACATTGTTCGAGGTCGCGGTAACCCTCTCAGCTTCAATAGTTGCTCTCATGGCGCTGGACGTGTTCTAAGTCGTGGCAAGGCCAAGGCTACGTTCACCGTCGAGGATCATATCAAGGCGACCGAGGGTGTTGAGTGCCGAAAGGATGCTGGCGTACTTGACGAGACACCTGGGGCTTACAAGGACATTGACGCTGTAATGGCCGCACAGACGGACCTTGTTGAGATTGTTCATACGTTGCGTCAGGTTGTCTGTGTTAAAGGCTGATTGCCACGGCACCCGCAAGCATTACGCTAAGGGTATGTGCAGGCCATGCTGGAGCGTTCAATATAACGCTCAGCCTCATGAACGGAAAAAGAGGAAGGTGTACAATAAGAAGTACCATGCAGCCAGAAAGAAGCGAATAGGCAAGATAGGGATTAGAAACCAATCACTTAAGCATAGGTACGGTATTACTGTTGCTGAATTTAATCGAATGCTGAAGAAACAAAGAGGGAAATGTGCGCTGTGCGATAGGCCGGCAAAGGTTGTCGATCATAACCATAGTACGAAGAAAATCCGAGGGCTTCTGTGCTACGGATGCAACTTCGCACTCAGTAGAGTGGAAGAAGTTGGATGGGTGGGAAGGGCTAAGAAATATGCCTAAGTCATACGCGCAGAAGGCGATTCTAGATTGGCTTCACCGGTCTATCGGCGTCAATGCGATGCCGAACCCGCATGAAGTCAACTCAATCTGTCCCGTCTGCGGTAGTGACGTGTTCTTCTTCAACATCAGGAAGAAGATTGGGATCTGTCATAAGGCAAGCTGTAACTATCGCCCGAATCTTGAGATGCTTATCGAGGTGATCGGGTTCGCCCCTGACGAATCAGGCGATTGGGAGTCCCTGGAAGAAACGCCCCCTCCTGAGGTCGTGCTCCAGGGGCTCCCGATCCTGAGGATGGAAGACGGTAAGCTCTTGACTTCCAATCAGGAAGCGCTAGACTATCTGCGTGGCCGAGGCATTCAGGACCAGATCACGCTGAACTGGGGGATGACATGCGACGGAAACCGAATCTATCTGCCGATCAAGCACGAAGGCAAGCTCGTGAACTTCAATTCGAGGATCTTGCCTTTCCGCGAGGGAAAGAAGTATCTATATTCCAAAGGCGCACGGACGAGTCACTACATACTTGGCTGGGAAGAATGCCGAGACTGGAAGACAATGGTACTTGTGGAGAACTCCTACGTCTCGCTAGCATATCGCCACTTGATGTATTGTTCTACCTCTTTTGGCTCCAACATCTCGGATGTTCAAGCGGACATGATCGGCCGGAGCAAGGTGCAGACGGTAGCGATTCTGTGGGACGAGAAGGCGGAGAAGAACGCGCATCGTGCTATAAAGAAGTTGCATGCGAACGGTGTGGAATCCGCGTACTGGTCTATCAAGGGACAGCCGGATAACTATCCGACTGAGTGGGTGGTGAAGCAGGCTCAGCGAGTGTTTGAGGCTGCGAAAGTTGGAATAAACTGTGTGGATCTGAAGGAGGAATGCGATGCCTGTTTACGATTATGAACATGTGGGGTGTGTTCGGCCTGAGTGCAAGGAGCCTACGGTGTTTGAGGTAACTCAGCCCATCAAGGATGAGGCTCTGACTCACTACCCTACTTGCAACAGCCTGGTGAGGCGGCTCATCTCCAGAACTTCGTTCACATGGAAGAATGGCGCGCCTACACCTCGTCATTATTAGAGATGCACATAGTATGCTGCCGTTGCTTTAGAAGATTCCTAAGCTTTAGCAAAGACCCGATATATTGTCCTGGGCCGGCAAAACAGCATCGTGGAAAGAACGGAGAAGAAGACTGCGGTAAAGCGGACTGTAAATCATGTTATGAATGTAGGCACGTCATCTGTGCTACTTGCATAGAAGTATATGGAGAATTCTAATGGGTCAGTGTAACGGCAGTACGAATCCCCTTTGCCCGTTGGGTACGATGGGGTGCAATTATGTGGAGTTGCCGGGGAACTCCGCTGAGAACGTACTGCGCTCTCAGGCTGCAAGGAAAAAGGATTGCATCGATCTCCCGCCGCTGGCCCCCGGTCAGTATGATCTGATGATCATTGGCGGTAGTCCGTCGATGGACGACGATAATCGTGGCATTGTCTTCCAAGATAACGCTGGCGGTCTGATCCTCGACTTCCTTCAGAAAGCTGGTGCGGACCTGAACCGTACCTACATGACCCACATCACGAAGTGCCGGCCGAGGGCGAACCGAAAGCCTACCGTGCAGGAGATCAACATCTGCCGGGACGAGTATCTACAGAAGGAGATCGAGCTTATCCAGCCCAAAGTAGTAATGGTTGTTGGCGCTGTCGCCATTAGAGCGTTCAATCTGGGAGGAAACGGCGGCCTCAACACTATCCACGGCAGGGTGTTCGAGGAGAAGTTTGCTGGGTGGGAGGAGAGCCCTGAGTTCAAGGTGATCCCTACGATCAACCCGGCGGTCTTCTTCTTCAAGCCCAACGATAAGCTCAAGGCGCGCATCTGCAATGATTACCGGATCGCAGTTGATGTAGTCAAAGGCAACGAGGCTACCGAGCACTTCATTCCCAAGGGCTGGCATCTGATCGACACGGAAGAGAAGCTGGATTGGCTGGCAGAGCAGATCGAAACTGTCGGCTATGTGGCGTGGGACACGGAGTCAGCTCACCTTGGGTTCCGCAAGGCTCCGCTACTGTGCTTCAGCTTCTCGTGGGGCTGGGACGGTCACGAGTGCGCGGTGCTCCCTATTCTTCAGCACGACCCGAACGCTCCCGAGGAGAAGACCTATCACACGCAATCGGCTTTCGGGGCGCTGAACGAGGAAGCCGTCAAGCGGTTCCTGACTCGCGTGTTCACCAATCCGACGACGGCCAAGGCAGCGCATAACTACAAGTACGACTACAATGTCCTGCGCTACAACTACGGCATCCAGTGTGCTGGCACGCTCTACGACACGATGGTGCTGGCACATCTGCTGGACGAGAATCAGTCGGTCGGTCTGGACTTCTGTGTTGATATTGAGTACGGCTGGGGTGACTATTCGGCTGCTGTACGGGCGATCACAGGGCACGGCAAGAAGCTCCGCGAGACTTACGACAAGGTGCCCAACGAAACCCTATGGCCTTACGCCGCAACCGACGCGCTGGGCACATCAAGACTGCTGCGTACCTACGTCGAACGGCTGAGATGCAAGTCCAATCTTTACAAGTTCTATCATGAGGAGACTGAGCCGCTGATTCGTCCGCTGGCGAAGGCTGAGTTCAAGGGCGCGCTGCTCGACCTCCCCGTGCTCAATGCGCTCAAGACCGAATACGAGGCGGATCAGCTTCAACTTATCACGGATCTACGCTCCAAGACGTGGCCCGACTTCAATCCGATGAGCAATGATCAGGTGCTCAAAGCATTCCTCAACATTGGTGTCCCCTCAGTTGATCTGGAAGATGACTCGAACGCGAGCGGGTACAGCACCAACAAGAACACTCTGAACACACTGATCGAAAAGAGGGTCGAGCCGGCGGCCAGTCTCGCCTCGTGGATCATGTCCTATCGAAACAGACAGAAGCTCATCAGCACCTATTTGGTCAATGCGCTCAACGACATGGACGATGACGGGCGAGTGCGCTATACTTGGTTCCAAGCGGGACCGGTGACGGGGAGGCTGTCGTGCCGATTCTTCCATCAGATCCCCAAGATCGAAGAGGATCGCTTTCTGAACAATAAGCCGGTGATGCGCGGAATGCTCGTGGTCCCACCGGGGTATAAGTACATCTATGGCGACTTCAGTCAGGTTGAGCTTTGGATTCTGGCAATTCTGGCGAAGGACGAGGAGATGTACAACATTCTGAGCGGTGGCGGTGACCTTCACCGTGTCACGGCGTTCGAGTTCCTTCGCAGCGCGTGGCCCGGGCTAACTGAGGCATTGATCAGCAAGAAGAACCGTACCGAAGTAGGTAAGCGAATCAACTTCGGCCTCGCCTACGGCTCCGAGGGCTTCTCGCTGGTGAATAGTGGTAAGTGGTTCGACGCAAACAACGTGGAGCGTAACTTTACTTGGGAGATGCTCAATCAGGGTATGGCCCGCTGGAAGAAGCGCTTCAAGGGGGTCGGTGAGTTCATCGAGTTCACTCCTGATCTCGTCCGTGGTAAGGGCTGTGTGGCGACCAACGTATTCGGCCGCGAGCGACGGTACGGCCCGGTACTCAACTCCTACAAGGATGGGGAGCGGAAGGCGGCCGAGCGGGAGTGCATCAACTTCTTCATTCAATCTGTAGCGTCCTGTCTGACTAACCGAACGATCATCGAGATGGACAAGATGCTGACACAGTACGAGGTGCCTGAGGGCGTGGTGTGTCTGATCAACACGGTCCACGACTCGATTGCCTATGAAGTTCGAGACTCCCATGTGGAGTGGTTCATTGAGGCGCTGAAACAGATCTCTGCGCGCCCCATCTACGAGCTTGACAACAACTGCTTCAAGTTCGACATCGGTATCGGACAAAGCTGGGCTGAGGCGGAAGGCGTATGACGTTCCAATGGCGAGGGTTCTATTTCAGGGCTTGGTGCCCTCCGTCTAAGGGAATCGAAATTACTTTTCAGTGGACACCCCCATATAAGGGGCCAATTCACAAGACATCAGTGAAATTCATAGAAATGAGGGACAAACATGAGTGATTGTACTGGAGGTTGTGAATGTTGTGGGAATGATTATTTTAGTAACTTCGGCATGGTAAGAGAGTTCCACCGCAAGTATAAGGTGCCGGTCGGCAAGCTTGGACATAAGCTCACGGCTGTGCGACAGATGCTTCGGGTGCGACTGATGACCGAGGAGCTTGCTGAAGTAATCAAAGCCATGCAGACTGGCGATTACGAGAATTTTGCGAAGGAGCTTGCCGATCTACTCTATGTAGTCTATGGCGCAGCGGACGAGGCAGGCATCCCTATCGATAGTGTATTCGCTGAGGTTCATCGATCAAACATGACGAAGACGTCTGCGAAGGACGTAGGCGGAAAGGTCCAGAAGGGGCCGGAGTATGAGCCGCCCGACATTGAGGCGGCATTGACTGGGAGGGAGTCCAATGGCTGAAACAATGGTGTTCGCGCTAGTAGTTATGGCGTTCGCAATGGGCTTTCTATTTGGGAGGGTATGATAATGGAGTTCATGTACGTTGAGCGGCTTCGGCCGACCACGGATGGCCAGTGGGGATGGGTGGCCGAGCTTGAGCAGTTCGATGTGGAGACTGACTTCCATATCAATGAGTCTCAGATCGAGCGGGAGATCTGTCGCACGGGTCAGCTTATGGCGCGCTATGGCACTGTGGCCGGCGAGCAGGAGGCGAACCTGAAGCGAAAGGAGGAGCATGTCAAATATGTGGCGGCTCAGCTTTCCGCAGCTATCCGCTCGACGGCAGAGAAGGCCGGGGCGAAGACGACCGAGGGTAAGATCACCGAGGAGCTTACAGTTCACCCTGACTATCAGGCGGCGCTGTCCGGGCTTCACATCCTGCGCGCCGATGCGACGAAGGCTGATCATTGGTGGCGCGCAATCCTCAAGCGCGCCGATCTCCTCAACTCCCTGTCCTACCGGCAGGGTGCGGAATTCAAGCGGACGTAACATTTGCGGAAACGGTATTATCTAATAGGAGCAAAGTGGCTGATTAGCCGAAAGCTCAACCAAAGGAGAAAAGATGAAATACTACAATCGAGACGAAGCCGCCGTTGCGGCTGAGCAGGCGCAGATCGAGCGCCGCGCCGCCGAGTATGGGGTTCAGGTGCCCATGCTCTATCTGTACCCCGGGACGACCGTTGTCCGCATTCTGCCTCCGTTCAGCGAGGCCGGGATGTTCTTCAGTCGTGTTCGTAAGCACCGCGTCGCCCGTGGTAAGGGTGCTGACGTTTTCGCCTGCCCGCAGGCGATGAACGACACGTTCTGTGCTGTCTGCGCCAAGGCTAAGGAGCTTGTTGACTCCAAGGACCCGGTGAAGATGGACTACGTTCGTGATAACCTCCGGGCTCGTGAGTACTCGCTGTACAATGTGCTTGTTATCTCTGGCCCTGCCAACAATAAGGGTGAGGTCCCTGCTTTCGGTACTGTCTATGTCCTTGAGGCTCCTGTCACTGCCCACCGGCAGATCATCAGTCTCGATCAGGACACGGCTACCGGCTGGGCTGACGTTACCAACCCTGAGAAGGGCGTCAACCTCGTGATCAAGCGGTCGGGTGTGAAGTTCGACACGAAGTACGAGGTTCACCCTCACGGTGCTGGTAGGTCCAATCTGTGGAACGACCTCACGGGTCGTGGTATCGACCCTAACGCGCTGACGCTCCACGACCTCAATGCTGTCTATTCAGTGCCTAGCGAAGACTTTGTTAACGACATTGCCTCTAACATTCCTAGCAACTTTGGTGGCCCTGTGGCGCAGCCCGGTCCCTCGACTTGGACTCCGCCGCAACCTTTGGCCACCACCGCCCCGCAGGCTCCTGCTCCTACTCAGCAGGCCGCACCGCCGCCTCTCCGCGTCTTTGCACCGCCTTCGGGGTTCCCGCCTGCCTCGTCAGCGACTCCGTTGCCTCCGCAGCCGGTCACTCAGAACGGCCCGCCCCAGCCGCAGCCTAGCGGCCCGTTCCTCCCGCCCCCGCCTAAGGCTTAGTGAATGGCGCACGAGAGCAAGAGTAAGCTAACTGAGGAACAGTGGGCAAAAGTCTGTGCCTACTATCAGGAAGGGCACACTTTAATTGAGTGTGAAACGATGACTGGCGTAACCCGCCAGTCCATCTCCCGTCAGTTGAAGCTTCGCGGAGTTCAAGTCCGCGCTCAATGGGAGCCTTCCCGACCCGAGAAAGCTGCTCGCGTGCGATCTCCCTCAGTCAAGGCGAAGTATGTTACCCCTCAGGAGCCTCTTGGAAGCCAGGAGGAGATCACTCCTGAGGGGTGCATAACCCCACCGAAGCGAAAGATCATTTCGCTGGCTGGTAACGGTGGAGAAGGCAGAATGTTGTACGAGAAGAATGTAACTGGAGGTTATGATGGCTATCGACCCCGAAATCGCTGAACTGTTCAACGCACTGAAGAAGGACAAAGACATCGCTGGGCTCGTCTGGAAGGGCGATGATCTTTCGATGGATTCAATTCCTCCCTTCGGCATCCCGACTGGAATCCCTGAGCTTGATCTTTATCTCGGTAAGAGGGGCGGCTATCCGGTCGCTAAGATCATTGAGTTCTACGGCTTCCAGATGTGCGGCAAGACGACGGCCGCGTATCAGGCGGCGGCTGAGTGGCAAAAGCGCAATGGCATCGTGTTCTTCATCGACACCGAGAAGAGCTTCGATCCCAAGCGTGCGACTCAACTTGGGTGTCAGTCAGAGAACATCATCGTCATGGAGGCGAACACTATTGAGCAAGTGTTCAGTCACATCATCGATAAGATCCTTGAGCCCGGCAAGAAGGGCGGAGTCACACGTCCGGTGCTCATTATTGTTGACTCTGTCAATGGTGTACCCACTGCGCGGGACGCAGAGGAAGCCATCGACAAGAACGATCAAGTAGGATTTGAGGCTCGTCAGATCAAGCGTGGGTGCCGAAAGATCAACCCGATCCTGAGTGACTACGAGTTCAACCCTACGATCATCTTCATCAATCACGCCTATGCCAAGATCGGCGGCTACGGTGGGGCTGAGTCTGGCGGTGGGCACGGTATCAAGTTCTACGCTACGGTTCGTGTGTGCTTCACCCATATCTCGGCTGTGCGTGAGAAGGAAGAGCGGGTAGGTCAGAAGATCGCTGTCCAGATTACGAAGCTCAAGGGGGGTGCACTCGACCATGACAAGCTTCAGCTTCAGCTTGACAACGAGGGAGGGTTCAACAAGTATCTCTCCCTGCGAGACGCAATGACGGCTACGGAGTACGCCTACCGAGCCAAAAGTTCGCAAGTGCTTACGATGTTCTACAACACTGAGAACGCCGTAGACATCAAGAATACCGACTTCAAGGAGTGGGTCGAGGAGAACGGCGGCTACGACGCAGTCTATCTCAACTTCCGACGTTGGTGCATTCAGAACGGCTTCATTGAGCCTTGGGGCGGCACAGCAAATGGATAATATGCCGCCGTGGTGGTTTGTATACGGTATTGTGGGTATCATCTACATGCTGATGGAGCACCGCACGTTCGAGTTCGACTTCTCACAGGCCACGAATGGGCAGATGCTTCTCGTGGCGCTTCAACAGTCGATTCATTACCTTCGTGTGGCAGTAGCGTGGCCGACGTACTTGGTGGAAGACTTTCTGATCTATCTGTCTAACCGGGAGGATGTGTGACAACGATGCGCCGTCTATTCTTCAGTGATCTGCACCTCCATACTTGGACATACGGGGCGCACACAATGGACAGCGGCTTCAACAGTCGGCTTTGGTACCAGTGGCTTGCCCTTCAGCAGATGATCAAGTACATTGATGAGCACGACATTCGCTATGTTTACTTTACTGGCGATCTCTTCCACACGCACGCGAATATCCCCGCACAGGCTCTTTCTGTGGCAGGAGAACTCTTCAGACAGTTGAAGATTCGCGACATCAAGGTTCGGGCCATCCCCGGTAATCACGACTTCGCGTCCCGTAGTGGGAACATTCATTCACTGTCCTGGCTTCCTGACGGCGTGCTGGATGGCGACTGGCTGGATGACGACATTCAAGTTTGTGCGCTACCCTATACGGACGATGAGGAAAAGTTGAAGCGGTTTCTGGGGAGTGTGGAAAAGATGGCTGACGGGACTATCGTCATGCTACATCAGGGAGTGGCAGGAGTGCCGCTGTCTTCGGGGTTTCTCATGGATGAGAAACTGACCCCCGACATGATTCCCACGAATGTAGTGGCCTTCACCGGGCATTACCACTTCTTCAGGCGTGTAACTACAAACCTCACGGTCGTAGGAAACCTCACCCCGTTGAACTGGAATGACATCGATCAGCAGAAAGGTTGGGTGATCTACGACGACGAAACGCGAACGGTTGAACAAATCAAGCAGACAGTCGCCCCGGAATTTCGATTGGTTGGACGAGATCATCGAGAATGCGGAGCCCACTTTGTACGATGCAGTGATGCGGTCAGCAGCGGAGAGCAGGAAGAAGTCCGCCAGGGACTCATCAAGGCAGGAGCCCTCACCGTCGAGTTCACCGCCGCGCTCGCGACGGAAGGAACGAAGGGGGAAGGAGCGTGGTCGGGAGAGGAAGTAACCCTCGATCACCTCGTCAAGACGTTTGAGGCTAAGGATATGGAGCCGCGCAGACGCGAGGTAGGTAGCCAAGTCAGAGAGGGTAATTATGTTCGGCCCTAAGATCTGGCTTGCTATGTCGGTCACGAATCTGGTGATGGCAGTGTTCAATATGTACTATCTACAAAACATGCCCTCATTCCTGATCAATGCCGTAGCTGCTATCATCTGTGCTCTGGTCATGCTGATCAAATCCGAAAAGGGGGATGACCGTGAAGCTGATTAGATTTCGCGCAAAGCATCTTTTCAGTCTGGGTGAAATTGACCTGAATCTGGAGGGCCGGGGACTTACCCTAGTCACTGGCTATTCCAAGGACGAAGGGAGTAGTAATGGAGCAGGAAAGTCAAGCCTCGCAAACAAGGGGCTTCTATGGACGCTATTCGGCGAAACTGCGGGAGGCATCAAGGGAGATGGCGTGGGTAATCGGCACGCTACTAAGGGAACGTATGGAGAGGTCTTATTCCACGGTGCTGATGGACGCCTGTACACAATCCGTCGCGAACGCCCTGCGTCTCTTAGTCTCAGTAGAGAGGGAGTTGACATTAGCGCAAAGATCGCGAAAGACACCCAAGACCAGATCGACAAAGCGCTCGGCATCGACTTCAAGACGTTCCTCCAGACCTCGTTCTTCGGGCAAGGCCGCAGCCTCAGCTACGCCTCGCTCACGCCGAAAGACCAGAAAGCAGTCCTAGAGCAGATCCTTCCGATGGAGGAAGTGGACAAGTGGGCGCAGTATGCCGACCTCAAGCTGAAGGAGACTTCAAAGCTCCTCGGCGACGCTGAGCGGGTCGTCCAGACCGCTCAGGTCCGCCTCAGCACTCTCATGGAGGAGAAAGTCGATACGGGGCGGCGTGCTGACCGTTGGAGTCAGAACAAACTGGACACGATCAAGCGATTCGAGGATGAGTTCGCAAATATCGATGGCAAATACGCCCGTGACTGGACGACACTTGAAGTAGAGAAGGCTCAGTTTAGCCAAGTCGATCACGAAGCATGGGAGAAGAAGATCTCTGAGAGCATTCTGAATTTGGACAAGGAGTATGAGGATAACAACATCACTCTTCAGGAAGCGAATCAATCTGTTCGTGCGTGGCAGAATGCTTACTACCAGCGGGCCACGAAGATCAACAGATTGAACGATGTGAAGGGGATCTGCTCCGAATGCCAGCGGCCCTATACTGATTTCAGTGAACAGGATCACAAAGCGCTACTCCATGAGGCCAGGACCATGCTCGATGAGTCTGAAGCGAACATTCGGATGGCTAAGGAAGCTGAAAGCCACTATGCTAAGGTGTGCATGGAGATCAAGGCTAAGATCAAGAAGAATTCACTTGACCATGAGGCGTGTTCTACTTCGTGGCACCAGAAGGAAATGCACGGCCAGCGGGTTGCTGCCCTCCAAGACAAGATCAATACGGATAAGGTCAACTATCTACAGAACATCGAGAACATGAAGGGCGCTGAGAATCCGTTCTCGTCGCAGATCTCCGCCTTCGACTTCAAGATCGAACAGGCCAAGACTGAATGGACTGAAGCTAATCTGGCTCTCGCCGCCCTGAACGGGGAGGTGGAGCATCTTACCTATTGGCGGGATGTCTACGCCAAGGAACTGAAACTCAAGCTCTTTGAAGATGCCTGTCCCTTCCTTGATGCGAGAGTGAACTATCACCTCGGAAGGTTGAACAATGGGCAACTCCAAGTCAAGTTCTCTACGATCAAACGGCTCGCAAACGGCTCAGCGAAAGAAGAGTTCAATGTTCATGTCGAGTCTAAGACTGGAGGCTCGGGATTTGATAGTCTTAGTGGCGGTGAGCAGCAGATGGTCAGTTTCAGCATTGGCCTTGGGTTGGCTGATCTTGCTGGGCGCACGAGTTCTGGAAGAAGTAATCTCTTGGTGCTTGACGAGCCTTTCACTGAGCTAGACGAGCGCAACAGCGATTCTATCGTTACCTACCTCAATAGCGAGGTGAATAACGGGAAGGATACGATCCTTCTGATCTCGAATGATGAGTCCCTGAAGGGACTTATCGCCAACCGCATCCATGCGGTAAAGGAACACGGTGTAACCCATGTCGAGTAAATACGAGTTCTTTGAGGCGATCAAGTTCGTACATGAGAACGATTTGGACCCCATCGGGTTCCAGATCTATCTTGTCGGCAGAGAAGACCTTGGCATGGCTGAGATGGAGACTGGAGAGCCCGGGGTTGAGTTCAAAATGGCTAACAGATTCATCAAGAATCTGGACATCCTGAACAACATTGACCCGGATCGACCCATCCTGATCTCCTTGAAGACATGCGGCGGAGACGTGATTGAGGGCATGGCTATCTATGACGCCATCGTGTCCACTTCCAACCCGGTCACCATTGTCAGCTATACTCACGCGCGAAGCATGAGCGGCATTATCCTTCAGGCGGCCAACAAGCGCATCCTCATGCAGAACAGTTACTTCATGTTCCACGAAGGAGATCAAGAGGCTGGAGGAACTACCAAGCAAGTGAAGAGCTATACTGAGTTCTTCGCCAAGCAATTCGACCCTGCAATGTGCTCTATCTACGTTGACCGAATGAAGCACACGCCCGGGAGCAATGTTAGCACTTGGAAGGAAGATCGTATCCACAAGTGGCTCAAGGAGCAGATGGATGAGAAAGAAGATGTTTATCTGAGCGCGCATGAGGCAGTGCAATGGGGATTCGCGGACGAGGTGTTCTCGTCTTGGGATACGATCTTTGATTATACTACGCAGCAGAAGGGGATCAAGTAATGTGGGTTGAACTCTCTATCCTCGTGTGGAACACTCACGGGCTCCCGTTGATTGGATCTGACCCTTATAAGGTGTCCGATTTCGCGCGTAGACAATCCGCTGATATTTCCATGTATCAGGAAGTGTGGACCGCTCGGCGTGCTAAGCTGCTCACTCCGCCGAATGGTTTCACCTCGCGCTGGACCTCGGCGGGACTGGTTACGAGCGCGCGTTATAGTAACCCAATGATCATCAGCAGCTACGAAGTCAAATTCAAGGACACGACTTGGTCGAAGATGGATTGGCTAGTAAAGAAGGGGGCCCTGTTTACGGTTAATGATGATTTCGTTATGTTCGTTAACACTCATCTTGACGCCGGCCGCGACGAGGAGAGCATCATTGTTCGCGCCTTGCAGCTTGATCAGATTCTTACTGAGGTTAAGAAGCATACTGGACCAGTGGTTCTCGCCGGCGATCTCAACCTAAAGCCGAAGGAACTGATGGACGGCCTCCTGCTGGCGGCCTTCTGTAAGAATGGAAATTTCGTGGTGTCGGCTCAGGGGTCGAATGGGAAGGACTTCATTCTGACTCGCGGAGACGTGACGATTAAGCATGTGGTCGAGCACAAAAATGATATCAGTGACCATTTCGCTCTGACTGCTACGGTGACCTATGACAACGATTGACTTTATCGGGCATGTGGGCTACGCTCTTTTGGTAGTAGGTATGATTCTCGTGGCTCGAAAGAAGACAATGGGGTGGCTGTTTAGATTAACTGGAGAATTCATTTGGGCCGGATTAGGACTTAAACTAGGCTTGACATCGATCTGGTTCTGGGGAGTAATATTCATCATGATTGACATACTAGCTTACTGTCATTGGAGGATCAGTGATGAAAACTCCTGATAAGATGAAAGATCCTCCTGGCTGTTATGCTAGGAAAAAGTTGAACAGGGCAGGTAAACGTCGTTGCCGGCGATGTACCGCTGTTTTTAATTTGGTAAAAGGTGATAAAACTATCCTATGTGAAAGGTGTCGAGTACATTGTTGTAGGTGTGATATTGAATTGACCGAAGATACTAAGGATAAGTCAGCTTCTAAGCGTAATCAATATTACTGTAAGAAATGTGTTGCAGAAGTAGTGCGTCTTACTAGAGACAAGATGAAACAGCGAGATTATGATCTGCTTCGGAAGTACGGTATCACTGTTCTTGAGTATGAGGCTATCCTAGTCAGTCAAAATGGGGTATGTTGGATATGCCAGAAGTCCCCCACTGGAAACCGATTAGCAGTAGATCACAAGCATGAAGTAGGAGAAAAGAAGCGCAATCCCAGAGAGATTAGACCAAGAGTTAGAGGATTATTGTGCTGGGACTGTAATAGGGCGCTAGGAAAGTTTAGAGATAATCCGAGCGCGCTTAGAAAGGCGGCCGATTATCTAGAGATTTGGCCCGCTCAGAAAATTCTAACTCCTGATAAGGAGGACGGCGATGTCTAAGATCACGGAAGTCGTTTATTTCGGGTTCGAGCTTGAGCTTCTTGAGGCTCACATCGCTGAGCACCGACAGCACGTTGACCGTCTGATCGTGGCGGAGCAGCAGCTTACCTCAACTGGCTACCCTAAGCCGCTGTTCGCCCGTGACAATCGAAGTCGCTTTGAGAAGTACGATGTCGAGCTTGTCGAGGTTCCCACGGACGGCTACCAGAAGATTGTCCCCGAGACGAACCGTCCTGGCTTCCCGTTCGAGGGTCGCCTCATCCATCAGGAGAAGATCAAGAAGCGCTTCATGCACCCTATCGTTAGATCTGGTGTTGACTACGTGCTGCACAGCGACACGGACGAGATCATCACCGAGTGGGACAAGGTGAAGGCGACGCTTGATGAGGGTAAAGGAATTAATGATCATGTCGGGATTGGGCTAACTGAGACGAGCGGCTATGTTAACGTCAAGAGCGGTCATCGTGATGTCTACCGATTCGCTCGTGCCGTTGAAGGGTTCGATCCGTCGCACGCTCTAAAGAGCTTGCCTCGTGGATTCGTTGCTGGTCACTGTGGCTGGCACTTCAGTATGTGCTGCTCGCGTCTTGAAGAGTACTACTGGAAGTGGCTCAACCGTACCGATGACTGGGGCTCCTACGGTGATACGCCTCCTACCCTCCTGGCTGCGCTGCCGAAGCTAAGCTGGTATCTGTCTAACATGGGGCCTACTACGGACCCGATGCTGATCTTTGCCGGGAAGCACTTTGCTGTCCCGACTCCTGAGAACGTGGTGGAGCTTTCGGATCTTCCCAGCTTCATCGGAGAGAACATCAATCTCTTCCCGCACATCGAGGTTCAGAATGAAGTGTAAGCACTGCAAGAGCGAGAATGTTGAATACCGAGGCGCTCGTGGAGAAGGCAAGAAGCGCCAGTTCTGTCAGGATTGCAGGAAGTGGTCTACAGTTAAAGTAGACTATAAGTCGATTCCTAAGTTCGAGTATCTGGGTGAGAGTTCTGAGCGTGCTGTCAAGAAGCACAATACGTTCATCGTCACCTCGGCTCAGAACAACACTCCGGTGGACAAGCTGTTCTGGCAGTCGCTACTCAATCTTCAGAAGCACTACGACGCCGCGCTATTCGTTATCCCTACTCTTTATCGAAACCCGTCGGTTCCTGGTATCGAGAAGGAAGATGCGTGGTGGCCCCAGGAAGTGATTCCCTATCTGATTGACGAAGGCATCCAGCTTGCTCCGGGTATCGTGGTGATGGCTCAAGTAAAGATTGGAGCGACGACCGATAACCCGCTGACCGGACTAGATAGTCTTTCGCGCGGCGACTCTGCCATCTTTGGGCACGCACAGATCCAGATGAAGACTGTGGCAACTCCACAGCACAAGCTCCCGAAGATCCTGATGACGACAGGCTCGACCAGTGTTAAGTCCTACGGAATGAGTAAGGCAGGTATCAAGGGTGCTTTCCATCATGCGCTTGGAGCGGCTATTGTTGAGATAAACGGTGACGTATTCCATATCCGTGGCGTGGTTGGTGATGAAAAGTCTGAGTTCTACGATCTTGATCTTCATGTGACTGCCAAAGGAGTTAGGAGTGGAAAGCGAATCGAAGCGCTAGTCGTGGGCGATGAACATAGTATGTTCACTTGCCCTGATGTAGTAAAGGCTACCTTCACGGACTCAGATTCCATTGTCAACGTGCTCAAGCCGAAGTACATCGTGAGACATGACGTGATCGACGCTTATACGATCAGTCATCACCACGACCACAGTCCTAGCAAGCAATATTCCAAGTACAAGTTCAACAAGAATCGACTGATCGATGAGCTTGAACTGACTGCGCGCTACATCGAGAAGACGACCCCCAAGGGCTCGACCAACGTCATCGTCCCCTCGAACCACCACAACCATATCGCAAAATGGCTTGAACTGGCGGACTGGCGGAGTGAGCCGTGGAATGCTAAGATTTACCATGAGATGTGGGCCGCGTGGCTGGACGCAATCGACAACGGGTTGAAATTCCATCCGTTCACTTGGTGGATGAAGAACAACTGCAAGGCTGACACGCTGTATCTATTCGATGACTATCCGTTTATTGTCAAGGGAGTCTACCTCAGCTATCACGGAGACAAGGGCATCAACGGAGCGAAGGGAAACCTCAGGCAATTCAGCAAGATAGGAGTGAAAACTGTGATTGGACACTGGCACTCTCCGGGCATCGAAAAGGGTGCCTATCTTGTAGGCACCAGCAGCAAGCTCAGCCTTGAGTACACTTCCGGGCCGAGTAGCTGGCTCAATTCACACTGTATCATCAGTGCGAATGGTAAGCGGCAGATCATCAACATCATCAAGGGTCAGTGGAGGAAAGGGTAATGCGGGAAGTAAATAGTCGAGTCATCAAGGCTTACGCTCGCGCTCTGGAGAGTCTCAAGGTGGCTATCCATGACGATCTCACGAAGAAGTTCCCTGATGACGCAGTCGTCGCAGAGTCCTTTGACCGGAGGATTCACGAGGTCGCTGAGGATCTTTGGATCTTCGCTCACGATCTCGCCCGTAAGGAGTTCGACATGGAGTGGGAGAAGTCGTGACGATTAATAAAGGATGCTGGCACCACGTCCTTACCACGGTTGGCGAGGGCGGCACTCTACTTGAACTAGGCTCCGGGGAGACGAGCCAGCGCTTTGTCAACTACGGCCTCAAGGTCTACTCCATTGAGCACGATCCCGAGTGGGTTGGCAAGTATCCCGGCGTGAACTACATTTATGCTCCTTTGGTTAGGCAGGACGAGGAAGACTTCCATCCGTACTTCCTCAGGATGGATTGCGTGCCTGAGTGGTATGACCATACGATTGTGCATAACGCGATCAAGGATCTGAAGTACGACGCCCTGCTCTTGGATGGCCCGCAGCGTAAATACCGTCCAGGGTTCTTCTACAACCACGCTATGTTCGATACCTCTGTGCCGTGGTTCGCAGACGACATGAATCGGCCTGAGTGGTTTCGAGCACTTCTCTGGACAGCGGTGGAGAGGGGGCTGGACTCATTCCCAGAGATTCACGGCGTTCAAACTGATCACGCCTGGACAGTGTTCCCGGCGCAGGGAGGTAAGTAAGATGCTGGACAAGCTACTCGACCTTATCAAGCGTAGGGGCGGGCACCGTATGATTACACGAGATGGAAAGCCTTACCTTGAACGCTTCTATCTGTTCAAGACTAGCTGGCTCACGATCATGATTCACAAGTTCTGGGCGAGCGACCCGGACGAGCCGCATGACCATCCGTGGAATTGGGCTTCGCTCGTGCTTCGCGGTAGCTATCGAGAGCACGGAGTTGACGGGGTTAGTACCCTACGCCATCCTCTTAGTTTCCGCATCCGGCGAGCCGAAGAGTTCCATAGGATTGAGGCTTTCTGTCCTGGCTGGACGACTACTCTCTTCTTCACTGGCAAACGTCGCCGTGAGTGGGGCTTCCTCCGGGGCGAGAAGTGGATTCCTGCTAGCGAGTATGACCGGCAGGAAGTGGAGATCCAGGGCCGTGACTTCGTAGTCGAGGGGATCTTCTTCCCGAAAGTGCGATATCTCAAAGCTCGGCACACTCATCTCGATGCTGAGACTGATTGTATGCTACCGGTGAAGACAGGAGATCCGATTGTAAAGCATGAACCTGCACGGAGGTTCACGGATGAGCAGATCATTCAAGGGCTGTTTGGGGTGTTTCCAGTTCCGGCTTCCTCCAATGCAACAGACGGCCGCTTTGCCATTGAGAAGCTGATCGAAGTCGTGGACTACGTTGCGAAGCTAGAAGCCAGGGTAGATGAACTGGAGTGGGACAAGATTGAGGAGGATAATTGGTGCTGAACAAGTATGAGCGATTCTTTCTGTGGTTTGCGGCCGGTCTGTCAGTGGGTCACTTTGCTGATTACATTTGGTCACTTATGGAGAAACTATAATATGTCACAAGCAGCAGTCGATGCAACAAGCGCTCTCAGAGCCAATAACAAGTTTCTTGCTGAGAAAGTGGTTGAGTTGATTGATTATATCTCCAATCTTGAGGCTAGGATCAAGAGTCTTGAGGATAATGATAGTTGGGCGGTTTGGGTATGAAGATTGGTCTTAGCTATGGTGACGTGTGCATGGTGCCGCGGTATAATAACGTGGTCAGCCGCTCCGTCCCTTCCTTCAAGACAATGGCTACTAAGAACAGCTTCATGAGCATCCCGATCTTCGCGGCCAACATGGACACGATTATCGGGCCGGAGCTTGCGGAGGTGCTGATCAAGTTCGGTAGCATCCCGATCTTCCACCGCTTCTACCGGGAGAATGATGACACTGTTCATATCAACATGCGGCCGAAGTCTGAACTGATTGATTTGGTCCATAAGTACGAGGAGAGGTGTTATGTATCTTGGGGTGCTGGTGATCTTGGCTCTTTGTTTAGCTTACTCGCTGATAACGCGCTCAAACCGAGAGGGGTATGTATCGACATCGCACATGGTCACTCGATCATGGTCGAGGAAGCAATCAAGCGCATCAAGGACCGATTCGATGGGACCGAAGTAATCGCTGGGAATGTCTGCACGGTAGACGCGGTAATGGATCTTGCCCACTGGGGCGCTGACGCTGTCAAGGTAGGGATCGGCCCAGGATCGGTCTGTACCACCCGTCGGATCACAGCTTTCGGCGCTCCCCAGTTCACTGCGGTACAGGAATGTGCAGAGATGGGCAAGCGCCTCAAGGTGCCGATCATCGCAGATGGCGGTATCCGAGGCTCGCGTGAGATGATCCTGGCGCTCGCCGCGGGGGCTTCCTCCGTCATGATCGGGGGACTCTTTGCTGAGACTTATGAGGCCGCTGGAAAGGGCAGCTTCCGCGGTCAGGCATCTCAGGCGTTCCAGAACGACTACTTTGGTGGTGTCAAGGAAGGTACCGTGCCAGAGGGTGTAAGTCGAACAGTCAAGCAGTATGTGTCGGCTGAGGCGAAGATCAAGGATCTACTCGCTGGACTGGCGTCCGGTATGACCTACGCTGGAGCAAAGACTATCACTGAACTTCAGGAGAAGGCCGAGTTCATGCAGATTACGCCGAGTTATTGGGGCTAGCGATGAAGTGCAAGCATTGCCGCAAGGATGTCTACAAGCTTGGGCTGTGCAAGATGCACTATCTTCAATACACATTGAGAAAGAAGAACAAGTGATGGAACGATGCGACAGATTCATTCCCGGCCATAAGGGCGTAGGAACTCAGTGTATTCTAACTAAGGGTCATCAGGATTCCAAGAAGCCTGAGTATGCCGTTTGCTGTGCGGACGCGGCTACGCTACTTCATCGCGCTAAAGACGGCAAGTATCTCGACAAACCGGCCAAGCCGTGATGTTCGGATTCATCCCGCCTGAAGTGGCGAGCTATCTACAGATGATGCAGGCTGCGTTCGAGGCAGATGAGGCCAATACGCAGATCATCAAGTTAGTAGTCAAGAAGACCCGTTGCATGGGCTGCGGCAAATTCATGAGTTTGGACAACACTTATCTGAACATTATGCCAATGGGCTACGGACACATGATCGAGTCCTGCATTACCAGCATCGTCACTAAGATCAGAGCCAACATGGAATCGTGGGACTGGAACAAGCACGAGCAGATCAACCCTAAGCCAGATACGATTATGTCGGCTAGAGAGGAAAGCGATGAAGAACGGAGAGATCGAGTTCAAGCTGAAGGCGAAGGACATCGAGAAGTACAAGAGGCGGAAGCCGGAATTTGGCCCGTTGGGGCTATTGACTTACAAGCGGACCTATGCCCGCCTGCTGGAGAATGGGAAGACGGAGGATTGGTGGCAGACAGTTCAGAGGGTGGTTGAGGGTTGCTTTCTCGTTCAAAAGCAACATTGTCTTTGGTGGAAGTTGATCTGGAACGAGCGGCAGGCGCAGATCTCCGCGTTGAACATGTACGATCTGATCTTCAGCTTCAAGTTCCTTCCTCCGGGCCGTGGCCTGTGGAGTATGGGCACTCCCTTCATGTTTGAGAAGGGCTCAGCTTGTTTGAACAATTGCGGGTTCGTCTCGACTGATAACATCAACAAGGAGTTCGTGGAGCCATTCGTCTGGCTGATGGATATGAGCATGAATGGTGTGGGGGTGGGTTTCGATACGGATGGAGCGAAGAAGAATGTCTTCCTGCGCAAACCTCACCGTGGTACAGAGATTCACGTCGTGGAAGACTCCAGGGAGGGCTGGGTTGTTGCTTTCCGGCGGGTTCTTGAGGCATACACAGGGAGAAATACTCTCCCTGCTAGCTTCGACTACAGTCTGATTCGTCCTGCCGGTTCCGTCATCAAGGGCTTCGGTGGAATCGCCCCCGGGCCTGATCCTTTGATCAAACTGGTAGAGCGGACGGAGCGGCTCTGTGAATCCTACGTCACGGCTGATGAATGGGTGGATTCTACGTTTATTGTTGATTTGATGAATTATGTCGGTGCGGCCGTTGTAGCGGGTGGTATCCGCCGAACGGCTGAGATCGCTTTCGGCTCTCCTCTGGACGAGGCGTTCCTTACCCTGAAGGATCAGGCAAACATCGACAATCCTGAGCTTGCCCGCTGGGCTAGCAACAATTCACTGATCGTCAAGGTTGGGGAGTCCTATTCCGCAGCGATTCGTTCCGCGACGAATGGGGAGCCCGGTTTCTTCTGGTTGGATAACGCACGGGCGTATGGACGCATCGCTGACGGCAAAAACTGGAAGGACAAAAGGGCAAAGGGCTGCAATCCGTGCGGGGAGCAGACCTTGGAGTCGTTCGAGCTTTGCAACCTCGTGGAGACGTTTCCGTCACGGCATGAGAGTCTGAAGGAGTATATGGGGACGTTGAAGTACGCCTATATGTACGCCAAGACCACGACTCTTCTCCCAACCCATGACGGTCGGACGAACGCGGTTATGTTCCGCAATCGGCGGATCGGATTATCGCAGTCTGGTATCATCGAGAACATCAACAGGGTCGGCTTCCGTGAGCACATCAATTGGTGCGACAAGGGCTATGATGAGGTGCAGCGGTGGGATGAGATTTATTCTGATTGGCTGTGTGTACCGCGCTCGATTAAGACGACCACGGTCAAGCCTAGCGGCACAGTGAGTCTATTGCCCGGCATTTCCCCTGGTATTCACTTTCCTCACTCCGAATACTACATTCGGCGCGTGCGACTGAACAAGACAAGTGAACTGGTTGACAAGCTGATGAATGCAGGCTATCATGTTGAACAGGACTTTTACGAAAAGGATCAGACCGTAGTAGCAGAGTTCCCTGTCCATGAGAAGCACTTCAAACGGAGCAAGGATGAGGTGAGCATCTGGGAGCAGCTTGAGTTAGCGGCAGCTATGCAAGCTAAATGGTCTGATAATCAGGTTAGCATTACGATCACTGTGAGGCCGGAAGAGGCCCGTGACCTCCCCCGCGCCCTATCTATGTATGAGAAGCGGCTGAAGGCGGTCAGCTTCCTCCCGCTTCGGGGGGATCAGGTCTACAAGCAGGCTCCTTATGAAGCGATCACGAAAGAGAAGTATGAAGAGATGGACGCTAAGCTCAAGCCACTCAAGCTGGATGTGACAGATCAGGCCGACCGCGTGATTGACAAGATGTGCGATGGGGAGACTTGTTTAATCTAACTGGGACAGCGCTCAGCGCGAAACGGTATTATCTAGTAGGGAGGAAACCAAATGACACAGAATTTTGCCTGGATGGATACGCTCATTGCCTCGGGTCACCGGTTCGCGGTCAACGACAACTGCTCATTCTCGATGCTCTTTCAGTTCTCCGCCAACTTCACCGCGAGACATATTGTCTCTCACCGGGTGAATGGGCTGGTGGACATCGACAAGCTCACCTCCATTTTGGAATCGAAGGGTATGGAGCAGATCCGTACCCACAAGATGCACGGTACGGCTAGTGAGCTTATTGGCAACACCGTCATCAAGAATGAGTTCCAAAAGACTTCGTCCATCTACTCGACTGACTGGACCTTCGTTATGTTGGTGCGCAATGCGTACAATCCAGGCTTCGATCTGCACGTCATGGATGCCTCGGAGAATAAGGAGTTCAGCACCCTGTTCGAGACTGAACTGTTCCAAATGTTCACCAACGACAAAGAGAAGAAGGGATCGGTATTCGCCCTGATGATGAACGACGGATCGCTGGATCTTGCCAAGCTGGGTGAGATGAAAGACCCACTCGTGAAGGAAAACTACATGCCGGAAGTGGTCGAGGCGTTCGATCACATCTGCGCTTGCCTGTCCTCTCAGACTCCCTGTGGGCGCATCGCGATGCTGGACGGGCCTCCCGGTACCGGCAAGAGCTTCATGATCCGCAGTCTGATCCATCAAGTGAAGGGCGTCCACATCATCATCCCTGGCAGCATGGTTGCGGATCTCAGCAGTCCTAACTTCCTCTCCATTCTTCATGGGGCGCACGAGGCGGGCAAGCCGCTCGTGCTGATCATCGAAGATGCGGATCTGCTCGTGGTCAACCGTAAGCAGGGCAACCTCCGTATTCTCTCTGACGTGCTCAACCTCGGAGATGGACTTCTCGGCCAGATGCTCGACATCCGAATCATTGCCAGCACCAACGCCAAGCGGATTGAGCTTGACGAGGCAGTGACTCGGCCCGGCCGTATGTGCCGTCACACGACGATCAGTACGCTTCCTTATGATCAGGCGAAGGAAATCTACAAGCGCCTGACTGATAAGGAGGCCACCTTCAAGAAGCGTACCTACACTCTGGCTGAGATCTATCGCTTCGCACGCCAGGACGGCTGGACGGCGGAGGAGAAGACTCCGACGTATGAGGGCGGAAACTATGCCTAAGGTATTTATCGTCCAGTTCAGAGATTCCTTTGAAGAGGATTGGTGGGTTGAGAAGGTCTATTCCAACAAAGAAGCTGCCGATAAGGAGTCGGAAAGACTGAACAAGAAGCACCTATCTAAGACTAGAGACATGTACGGAGACGGATGGAGTGTGATAGAGCAGGAGGTTCATGATGCCTAACATGCACACAGGAGTCAAAGCCTCCGTTCTCGATCATGGTTATGTTCAACTCTACGACTACATGGGGGACGATCTGAGGATCGTGAACAACGCCCGGCAGTCATTCGGGCAGTCATCGGTCGAGTTCGGAGAGAAGGAAGAGGGGTTGATCAACTTCCTGATGAAGAACCGCCACGGCACTCCGTTCGAGGCTGTGGTATATCAGTTCAATGTGAAGTGCCCGATCTTCGTGGCCCGGGAGTGGTTCCGACATCGCATCGGTAGCTTCAATGAGTACAGCGGGCGCTACTCCAAGATGATCAATGAGTTCTACATACCCGAGAACGTTCGCACTCAGACTGGTAAGCCTGGAGCCTACAAGTTCGGTCCCATCGATGACGGGTCGGAGGCTTGGTTCAAGAGCGAGCTATATGCCTCTTGCGGCAATGCCTTCATCCTCTACGAAAATGCTCTGAAGGCCGGAGTCGCAAAGGAGCTTGCCAGACTCGTGCTTCCGGTGAATATCTACACACAGTTCACTTGGACTGTGAACCTTCGCTCCCTGCTCAACTTCGTCAGCCTACGCAGCGCTGAGAACGCCATGTACGAGATTCGGCGCTACTCGTTGACCATCGAGAACATGATCCACGAGACAGTGCCTTCGGCCTACAAGGCGTTCGTGGCAAATGGAGGTGAAGCACCGTGATGGCATACGATATCGTTCGAGTCATGCGTGATCTTACAGATGCGTGCAAGCAGTATGAGATTTCAGATCTCAACTGCTCTCGTATGCTCCCACAGCACGCAGAAGAAGTGATGCTGGAATTTGAGAGGTTTGTTAAACTGATCACCCAAATGCAGGGTGAAATTAAAGAAAGGAAATAGTACACATGACGAATGATGAAATTCTTAATCGATTCACTTATCACAAAGCTAGCCCTGAGGGGACTGTTAAGCATCATGAGCTTTCCAGGTTATTCGTTGAGCTTGCCAGTCAAGTTGATCTGCTCTGCCCGGACGGGCGGGAGAAGTCGCTGACCTTCACGGCGCTTCAGGAGGCCAAGATGTGGGCGAGCGCGGCGGTTGCTTGCAACCCCAAGACGTGCTAGTTAGTATAAACTAGCCGGACGGCATCTTTCGACAGACGGTATTATCTAAGTAGAGGCGGTTTCAGTAGCAGGAGCTATTAAACAAAGGAGACGAATATGGCTAATTTCACTGTTGGTGAGCGTGTGTTCATCGAGTCGGGAGTTCCGAAGCGGTATCTCGACCGTACCGGTGTGATCACTGGTACCGTTCCCCGCGGCCGTGGCGTTCAGTACACGGTTGCTTTTCCGGGTCGCCGCGTTCGCGATTTCCGGGTGTCTGGTGCTAACCTTACGCGAGCGATCAAACAGTATTTTGCCGCTTGATTTAAAGTATAGGGAAAGCCGCCTTCAGGCTTGACTGGTAGGAGAGACTGCCACTTCTTGGCATAGGCCAAACAGCAACGGACCACCGGAAGGGAAACTGCTGGATCGTGTCCCGAAAGGGCCGCCTACTTAGAGCGCGCTGCGGAGCAGGACGACACTTACTGAACTTACACGGTCTGGTCTATGCCAAGAAGTGGTTGGGTAAAGCAATGCCAACACGCGGGTTTCAATGGCGTTTCGAGTAGCAACGCAAATTCCCAGGCTACCGAACACTTCTAATTTCAAAGGGAGGATCAATATGATTCGTAGTGGACTCAAGATTGGCTTCATGGGTGCGGGTGGTACTGGCAAGACGACCACTGCGAAGGTGGTAAGCGAGACTCTCAACGTACCGACCATCAAGTCAGCGAGCCGGGCTGTCTATGAACAGGACAATCTCTCTGAAGAGAAGTGCATGGCTCTTGATAATGTGGGCAAATACGAACTTCAGTTCCGCATCTTCGGGATGAAGACAGAGCTTGATAAGCAGACTTTCGCGTTTGTGGCAGACCGCACACTCCTTGATCATTGGGCGTACTGCCTGATGTACTGCGGGTCATTTATCCCAAATGATGAATACACCCAGTTTGAAGAGAACGTGCGCGTTCATATGCGCTCAACCTACACTCATCTCTTCTACTTCCCCTTCGGCTACTGGTTCCCTGAGAAGGGCGATGGTGTGCGACAGGATCATTACTCGTGGCAGAGCGCCATCGACGCGATCATTCTCGGCTACATTCACCGTTGGCGGCTACCAGTGACGGAAGTGAAGCAGAATAGCGGGGCGCTCGCGCGAAACGAGTTCGTTCTGAACACGATTCGGAGGACCATGTGAAAAGGCTATTGGCAGTCTGCTTACTCTGCCTGCTTAGCACAGGCTGTAGCACCGGCTACCAGAAGACTATCCTTCTCAGTGAGAACGATGCGGAAGAATGCAAGCCCCAGTTCTACCGAAGTGCCCGTAAGTATGTCCACATCAACTTATACAGCAGGAAGAGCCTATTGATCGGAGTCCATGAGTTCCCTGTCTGGCTTGAGCTTGGGCGAATCGTGAGAGGGGCTAGCGTCCCTACCAATCGTGATAGATTCCTCGGAGAGAAGCCCAAGAAGATGTGGGGAGCCAAGATCGTCATCCCCTACAAGGAGCCTACGCTATGAAGGCATACAACTTCCAACTGCTGGTCATTCCTCCGAACGGTATGACCGAGGAACAGATCACGGAGCAATTTGATCTGATCTTTGACAAGCTCGCCGAGGAGAAGGGCATTCTTGTCGTCTCTAGCTTCCTAAATGAAATCGAGGCCACCAATGCCCTTTAACAAGAACGGAATTTGGATCGACCCCACGGCAAAGGATCTCGATGAGTTCCGGCGTCAGCTTACCGAGAAGGAGGCGGTGACGACAGAGATCACTCCGAACATTGTCAAGGCCCTCACGACGGGTCTGGCCGAAAGCCAGACTTCCGAGGGCAATGAGGCGCTCTTCAGCGCCATCAGTCGCCTTCAGGGTCCGGTGGACGTAGTCATCCCCGTCTATGCCGGGCTTCATGTCGTCAAGCCGTGCATCGACGCTCTCCGAGCCAGGACAGACTGGCCGTATCAGCTTATTGTAGTTGATGACGCATCCCCGGACCCCGTGACGAAGGAGTACCTTACTCGACTGAAGGATGAGGGTGCGAAGGTACTGTTCAACAACAACAACCGCGGCTTCGCGGCTACGGTCAACCGTGGCGTGGCAGCCGGCGAGAACCCATACGTCGTGGTGCTGAATTCCGACACATTGGTGACCGAGAACTGGCTTACCAAGATGCTGATCGCGCTGGAGTCAGATCCCGCCAACATGATCTGCAATCCGGCGACGAACAACACGGCTATGATCAATGTCAACATGTATACGGGTCAGAACTACCTTGACATGGCCCGTGCAATGGACAAGCTCCGCGGCATCAAGTACCCTGAGCTTATGCCGACTGGATTCTGCTTCATGTTCCGCCGTGCCCTGTGGAATGTGGTCGGCCCGTTTGACGAGGCATACGTCTCCTACGGCGAGGAGTCCGATTTCTGGTTCAAGACGATCCGCCTCGTGGATGAGGAAGGATTCATGCTCAACTACAAGGCGGTGCTGGCGGACAATGCCTATGTCTACCACGAGCGCGGGACCAGCTTCAGTCAGCTTGGTGCAGTCAACCATAAGAAGCAGCGAGACGCAGGCAGCGCGCGCTTCAAGGTTCTCCATCCTCAGTTCGGTGAGTGGGTGAAGGGATATAAGGTGGACGAGGCGGTGGGCCATCTCCGCAACGGCATTCCGCCCACAGCGTTCAAACATACCTTCAAAGGCAACGTAGCGTGGGTCGTGAAGTCGGCTGGCCCTTGTGGTGGCATGTACTTCATCGCCGATATCATCAATCAGATGATCGAGGATGGCTATAATGTCAAGCTCTGCGTAATCAATGAGCTTCAATCCGAGGAACTTCCGGTGGTGGGCAACCTTCATTGTCAGCCCATTCACTTCTCCTCCGTTGATGATTTCGTGGCTACGTTCGAGAGTCGATGCTTCAGTGAGGGTACACTGCTGGCTGCTGTGACGGAGCTTACCCCTGCCGTCTACCGAGTGCATAACCGCAATCCCAAAATCCAGATCTTCAATCATGTTCAGAGTTGGGATGTGGATCTCGCCAACTTCATTGGGAAGCCCGAGCTTGCCGCGGAATTTGTTGAATCCTACAAGCGAGTTCCCAACATCGTCTGCTCTATGTGGGTAGCCGATAAGGTGATTGAAGTAGAGGGAGAGGTGGCCGGCGTAGTGCGTCCTGGCGTGAATCCTCTGCTCTTCCATAGTCGATACCGAGAGAAGCATGATGATCGATTCACGGTCGGTGTGCTTCTTCTTCAGAATTATCCTTTCAAGGGCTTCAACCGTGGGGCCGAGTATTGCAAGAAGCTGATCGAGATCGCTCGTGATAGCGGTAAAGAGATCAAAGTCGTAGGCATCGGTATTGATGCTATGATAAGTGTTCCTGGTGTGACTTGCATCGGGTCACTCAGTCTGAGTAAGATGGCTGACGTGATGGGTAACGAGATCGATGTGTTCGTGGACCCGGCGGATCTTCACTCCTACGGACTCCCGGCACTTGAGGCGCTCGTATCAGGATGCAAGGCCATCACGTTCCAGAACAAGGGTGTCTATGAGTACGCCATGAACTGGGGAGATCGGATCTATATCGCTAATGATGTGGACGACGCTGTCGAAGCTACGATGGGCTTCTTTGAGAAGAAGATCAATCGGACGGTCACCCGAGAGCAAGTAGCACTGCATAGTCGGGCGGAAGCGGTGGATAAATTTATTCAGGCTGTATTCCCGCCCCCGGTTGAGTCCAAGAGCGTGAGAATTGAAGTCGTTACCCCGCATCTTCGTAAGCATGGAGGCCCGACTACGAACATCGCGCTGGCTAACAACTTGATTGAACTGGGTCACAACGTGACGATAAGCATGATCCACACGGACTGGAACCCGGAAGTCTTCAGCATGTCGAAGGCACGGGTGCGGACGAAATGGGACAAGGTACCCAGCGACGCCAAGGCGGTTATCATCAACTCCGACAATCCGTATGCGGAGAAGATCATGACCGAGAACCCAGGGCGCAAGTATATCATGTACAAGCTCTCCCACAACGCGCGCTTCAAGATCGAGGAGTCGAATAACCTCAATCTACCGTGGGACCACATCATCACGAGCACTCAATGGCTCAAAGATGCTTGCCATACGCTGCTGCCAGAGTGGGAGCACAAGACGTGGCCGGATGAGAAGGTCACTGTCGTGGGTTGGTATCACTATGGGCACCCGATCTTCAACTGCGATCCGCACAACCGGAACTATGGAGATACGACTTCCGGCTTCCGAGTGGCGACGCTGATCCACGGGCACCCGCTCAAGGGTAGCGAGAACGCGGTGGCGGCTATGACCGGAGTGAAGAAGAAGTACGGTAACTACTTCCACCCGGTCGGCATCGGTGAGGTGCCGAAGACGAAGCTCCCCCAGTTCATGCAGTACATCCTCTCTCCCAACCGTCAGGATCTCGCGCACGTCTTCCGTCAAGTGGACATCTGGTTCGGTGCGAGCCACACGGAGGGCCTTGGGCGGCTGGCGCTTGAGGCGATGAGTTCTGGGACCGCGGTCATCACGACTGACACTGGTGCCGAGTTCATGAAGCACGAGGAGAACTGCCTACTCTATCCGGTTGGGAATCCACAAGCCGGCGCTGAGGCGATTGACCGGCTGATCAATGACCGCAAGCTGATGACCAAGGTCGTGATCAATGGTTATTCGACTGCGAAGCTGGCGGCTAGCCCTGAGCCCTTCAAGGCCAAGGTGAACAAAGTGATTCTGGAGGTTATAGATGAAAAAGTGTAGCAGATGTCAAATAGAGAAAGAACTCACTGAGTTCTCAAAAGATAAGAGACTAGCTAGCGGGATCGGGGCTCAATGTAAACAATGCGTAAATGAACGTCATGGAATATGGTATGAAGCTAATAAAGATTTAGCTTTTACTCTTACCAAAGACTGGCAGAAGCGTAATCCTGATAAAGTGAAATACTATTCGCGTACAAGAGATTTACGCAGATATGGGCTTGAAAGATCTGACTTTGAGAATATGTTAGACCTTCAAGAAGGTAAATGCAATGTTTGTTTAAAAGAATTTCTTTCAACTCCGTGTGTAGAGCATTGTCATAAAACTAAGAAAGTAAGAGGATTGGTGTGTAAACACTGTAATACTAGTCTGGCTTGGTTTGAAAAGAATAAAGAAAGGATCATGGATCATGTCATTTAAAATCCGCCGTGGCGTAGGAATCGCCCACTACAATCGACTCGACACTCTGGACACTATCGTCAAGGCAGTCCTTGATACGGTGCCGGAAGATTGCCGTGTGGTCATCGCCGACGACGGATCTGAGGGTGATGTTGCCAAGGTGGCACGAGAGAATAATGTGATTCTTATTCAGGGTCCGAACGCTGGTGTGGCGGCCAATAAGAATCGAGTGCTTTGGGCATTACAAGACACGCACTTCATCACAATCCTTGAGGATGATCTGATGCCCATTGAGAGGGGGTGGTTCGAGGCTTATGAGCAGGCAGCGACACTTTCAGGCATTCATCACTTCTGTCGCGTACAGAGGCGCATGGTTGCGGAAGCAATTCCTTCGTTCACTACCTTCATGGCTAGCCACAATTACACTCCTGCTTATGGTCCTAGTCCCCGGGGTGATTTTACTTTTCTTACTAGTGCTGTTATCGCTCGTGTTGGTGGATTCAACCCGCGCTTTCGCGGAGCGGGCTATGCGCACGGAGAGTGGAGTAATCGGGTTCATCGGGCGGGTCTTATCCCGCATCCGAACAAGTGGGTGGACATCGCGGAAGCGGGGCTGAAGTTCAAGCAGATTGGCGACACGGTCGGCGGGCGCTGGGTTCAGGATGAGGCCGCCATCAAGCGGCAGATCAACCGCAACAAGACGGTCTACAAGGAGCTTCAGAAGCTAGACTATACCTACCATCCCCTGGTGCTTGAATGAGCAATCTACCCTCCATCTTTACATACAATGATGCCACGGTAGAGATCAGATTCACAGATACTCATGTAGAAGTATCGGTGTTTATAGGTGATAGAGAGCTACGATCAAGAGCACCTATTCCGAGGAGCAATGATGCAGAGTGAAGAAAAGGAGCCGTTCGTTATTCGCCTCGGTGACAATCTGTTCACTTGGGTAGACCAAGAGGATTCCTGTCTGGCTGGTATGGGCTGGACCGCGAAACAGAGCGGTAGGAAGGGTATCCCCCACTACTATGCAGAAAATATCACAAAGATTGCCGGTCAGGTCTTCCGTCATAATCTACATACACTGGTTTGGGAGCGCATGATGGAGGCTCAGCTTCCCCCGAACTTCCTCGTAGATCATATCAACGGAGACAAGCTCGACAACCGGAGGAGCAACCTACGGCTCGCTACCCGGAGCGATAACGAGGGCAACAAGCGCAAGCGCAGGAGCCACAAGAAGAAGGACGGCACCACGGACACGAGTTCCAAGTACAAAGGCGTCACCCAGATCAAGGATGGGCGAAAGAAGTGCTGGCGTGCTATCATCTCTACGAACGCCAACAACATGGGCAAGACGAAGCAAGTCAACCTCGGCACCTACTACTCTGAGCGGGAAGCCGCTGAGGCGTACAACAAGGCGGCCCTTGAACAATTCGGGGAGTTCGCGCTGATCAATGAATTCGAGGAGGATGAGAATGTCTGACGAAGTGACGCTTGAGCCTACTACCGAGGTGACCCTTCTCCCCGACGAGATCGTCTGGGATGTGGAGAAGCCCGAGATGGAACTTGACTTGATCGTCTGGCCTGAGCCGTTCCTTCGCTACAATGCCGCCCCCTTCACGGAGGAGCAGATCAAGTCTGAACTCGTCCGCAATGTGACGGGTGCTATGATCCGGGCCATGTACCGCTACAGGGGTGTGGGGCTCGCCGCGGAGCAAGTGGGCGTGCCGCAGTCGGTCATCGTGATCGATTCCGAATACCTCAAGACCGAGAAGAAGAACCCCAAGGTCTTCTACAACCCAGTGATCGTGGGTGAGGATGGTGGCGTAGTTGAGGTGGAGCATCCTGGCGAGGGCTGTCTGTCACTCCCCTACGGCTACTACCAGCCGGTGTCACGCGCCAAGCGAATCGAGCTTGAGTGGCTGGACCACAAGGGTGAGTTCCACACGGAGTGGTTCGATGGTATGGAGGCGATCATCCTTCAGCATGAAGTGGACCATCTCTACGGCACGCTCTTCGTGGATCGGCTGAGCCGTGTCAAGCGCGATATGTTCAAGCGTCGCGCTCGCAAGGTTCGGAGACAGATCGAGAACCAATACAAGCGGCGGCTGAGTGAACTGAAGAATGCGCCGCGCACGCACGCCTTCAATCTGGAGCGGGCGCGGAAGTGGGAGATCAAAGTTCAAGGGAGGAAGACAAATGAAAATCGGAACGATACTGCACGAGAAGGTGATGTGGATCTGGGTGTTGCCGCAGGGCTGCTCGGAGAAGCTCTGGTTTAGGTGTGATACGGCCAATGAGTTTGCAGGCGCTCAACAGTTCTTCTACGCCAATGTGGAAAATCAGTTCTGCAAGCAAATCGCGAAGGACAGGAAAGTCATGTATGAGCTTGGGTGGAAGGACGCCAAGAGCAAGAAGCCGAAGAAGGATACATTCAGCGGATGCTTGAATACGGCCGATGAAAGCGTGGCGTGGACGGAGTAACATGAAGATCCTTGTAGCGCACAACGGGAAGATGTTCGATAGTCAGCCTATCGAAACGTATGCCCGGTCGATGATTCGTGTCCTGCGGGAGCGTGGGCACGAGGTAATCGAATCGCCCAAGCACCCGCCGGTGGCTCGTGCTGTCTACAAGGAAGTGGACCTTCTACTTGACATTGACTGTGGCCGTGATGACAAGGGTCAGCTTCGATGGCACGGGGAGAAGGATAAGCCTGATTGTCCCAGCGCGGTCTATCTCATCGATTCCCACGGTTACCCGGAGATGCACCAGAAACTTGCTCGCAAATACGACCACGTCTTCTTCGCAGTGTGGAGCAAGCGGGATCTCTTCGCTGCCCACAAGTCGGCGCATTGGAGCCCAAACTTCACGGACGACAAGTGGTTCGACCGGGAACTCTTCCAAGGCTCCAGGCTCCACTATGACTTCGGGTTCTTCGGCTCCAAGGGTGGCCTTGACAGGGCGAACCCCATGAAAGAAGTCGCCGAGAAGTACGGGTGGGCTGTCCGCATTGATCAGATCCGGCGCCCTGAGAAGCATCGCTGGCCCTACACGGGACAGGCTATGTACGAGTGCAACTATCTATTCAACCACGGCCAAAAGCACGACGGGCCGAATCTCCGGGTGATGGAATCAATGCTGGTGGGGCGAACGCTGATCAATAACTCTGATAGCAGAGACGGAATGAACAAGCTATTCGAGCCGTATATTCACTATGTCCCCTTCGGCGAGTTCAAGGAAGGCACCTACCGTTGTGACGATCTTAGGGATGCGATGCTCTTCTGCAAGAACAATCCCCTGAGCGCGCGACTGATCGCAGGGCACGCCTACAATGAGGTCAAGGCCAAGCATCTCGTGGGTAACCGAATCGATCAGATCTTGGAAATCGTCAATGCATGACGTAACTAAGACTCAATACGTTTGCGTTCCGCCGGAAGACAGCAAGCTCAGTATACTCGAACTGACTGATTACGGCGCCGAAGTCGCGTACATCCTTTGTAAGCAGGGTTACGAAGTCTATCGTGTGACAACCACTTGGGAAAAGTTGGGAGGCTAGAAATGGAGACTGGCATTCGACTCGGGTTCATTGGTGCAGGATTCGTGGGTGGCGCGATGATCCGCGGCTTCTCGAATTTCTTCCCGATCACTATCTATGACAAGGGTAAGGACATCGGCTCACTTCAATCGGTTGCCGAGAACTCCGATGTCATTTTCCTCTGCCTGCCCACTCCTGAAGGGCCTGATGGCGAATGCGATACTTCCATCGTGCATTCGACTCTGATGGACCTCCATTCCGCACTCGAAAATGCACAACTGTGCGACAAAGAAGTAGTGATCCGGTCCACGGTACCCCCTGAATGGATTTCCTCAGCCACGCGCGGTTTCGACCGTTTCAACCTATTGTTCATGCCTGAGTTCCTTACTGCACGCTGTGCGGATCTCGATTTCATCACTTCCAGCCGATTCATCATTGGAACGGCAGAGCCGAATGATTGTTTCGACTATGAGTTAACTGAATTTGTGTTCAAGCTTCGATTCCCGGGTGCCCCGATTAAGATCATGACGTGGGAGGAAGCGGCTATGCTCAAGTACGCCGTGAACAACTTCTTCATAGTCAAGGTCAGCTTCTTCAATGAGATCTACGACATGTGTGTGAATATGGGCGTTGACCCTGACCGGGTGATCCATGAGATGCTGAACGATGGCCGTATTGGCCGGTCGCACTGGCAAGTGCCGGGGCCGGATGGGAAGCGAGGGTTCGGAGGGGCTTGCTTCCCTAAAGATAGTAGCGCCTATTGTCATATTGCAAGGAGTGTAGACGTAGAACCTATTATGGTAGAGGCAGCCCGCAAGGTCAACAAGCGAGTGCGACGATGACAGTTGAAGAATGCCCGAACTGTGGCCGGTTCTTAGGCAGGAGCAGCTTCTACGATGGCTACTTCTATTCGTGGTGGTGTGACATCCACGGCTTCAATGGCGGTGGATTTAAGCTTATCCCGTTCAATTTCGAGGAGATCAACAATGCGCAAGATTGATCTTAGTTTTGACGGCGCACCGCTGCGGCCGGAGATGATCATTGAGCACACCAAGCATCATGTGGGAGATGCCCACATCGGTAAGAACCATCCCTGGAACCGCGAGGTGAAGCCGTGGATGGACTACCCGTGGAAGAAGACGAAGATGCACACCGACCTTGAGTGCCACTACTTCTACCGCACAGCCAAGCTGATCGGCACTGGAAACTATCTCAGCCTCGGCGCCTATAAGGGACTCTCTACCGCCTGTCTGGCGATGGGCCTTCGGAACTCCGGCTGCCAAGGTAAGGTCTACGCTGTGGATCTCTTCAATCACGGTGAAGGCTCTCGCGAGTCGTTCAACATGGGCATGGATAGTACCGGGCTTTGGCCTTGGGTTGAAGTCTGTGTGGGCTTCACTCAGGACTGGGCTCCCCAGTTCATGGAGCAGGGTCTTAGATTCAAGTTCATTCTCATTGACGCTGATCATGGCTACGAGACTTGCAAGCTGGACTTTGAACTCTACAATGAGCTTCTGACCCCGGACGGATTGATCGCTTTCCACGATGTCAACTTCACCACTGTCAACCGTGTGATCGAAGAGATCGACAAGGACCAGTGGGAGCAAGTAGATCACGTCTATCGGCTGAAGACGTTCGCACGGAGGTAGTATGGGTAACCCTAGTGTTATGGTATTGGTCAAAAATGAGGCGTATTGGCTGCCCTATACTTTGTGGCAGACTAAGGGCATCTTCGACAGCTATGTCATCTACGACATCGGCTCCACCGACGGAACCCAGCATATCATCAAGAAATTTACAGATGAAATGGACGAGAAAGCGGACTTCTTCATTCGCTATCTCCCGCACTGCCCGCCTGAGGTGCAGGGCGCCTTCCGCAATTCCATGATCGCTGAAGGTGACCGGGATATTTACTTCCTTCTCGACGGTGATGAGCTTTACTCTCCCGCCGACTTACTGAAGATCCCGCAATATGCGGATAATCTCGCAGGCCGAAATGAGGATGACCACAACAAAAAGTACGGCGTGTTCAAGCGAGTGGAGGTTACCTCTGATCTCAGTCAGCGCTATCTTGAAGAACGAACCCATCATCGACTCTATCATCAGACCGCATGGTGGACGGGGACTCATCCTGGCGAGCGGCCCTTCTATGATTTGAAGAATGCCCGCGAAATGAACTTCTTCGACATTACTTGCTGGCACATGCACAACACACTTCGCTCTCCTAGTGAGGATGAAGTGCCGAAGCGTATGAAGCGAAAGAGCCAAGGGACATATCATCCAGGCAATGAGCTTGGAGTTCTTGGCATCAGCCTGCTCGATATTCTCCCGATTCTACGCAAGCCTGTGGCTTCCTTCCCCGTCAACCCAGCGTTGGCGAAGCTTCAGGAGGAGTATCGCAATGCTCAGTAAATGTTCATGTGGTAGGTATACGAATTACGGCTCTACCTGCGTCTCATGCGCTATGGCTAAGAAGAGCGGGCAAGAGTACGAAGAGATTGATATTGACGATCTCTTCATGACCGACGAGGAAGAGGAAGAGCGCGATAATAAGAAGGATGAGAAATGACACCCGAAATGCTCGAACAGTTCGCTCGTAAGAATAGGCTGGCGGTGGACCAGGCTACATCCAAAGACGTAGCCTATTGTTGCTCGAATGATGAAGCCATCGTACTCTACACGACCGCGCTTCAGCTTCGGCCAGCAGCCATCTTTGAGTGCGGCACGGCAGTTGGATGGAGTTCCTATTGGCTGGCCGCTGGGGCGAATGCTAACGAGCACCATCGGCATGTGCCGGCCAGGGATTGGGATGTCCCGGTCTATTCGTTCGATGTATGGAAACGGGATCAGCTATTCTCACATGACTGTGTTCAGAAGATCATCGGACGCTATAATGAACTTATCAACCATTACGGTAGTCGGTTCTATGGACGGACGAAGCTCTTCTTCATTGACGGAAATCACTCACTGGAAGGAATCCAGAAGGATTGGTTCGCTACTGAGTCTGTAGTCGAGCCAGGAGACAAGATCATATTTCATGACGTAATCTCGGAGACTGGGTCGCGTCGATTCGACGAACAGTTCCAAGATTCCTTCCCGAACTACCGCCGAGAACTCTACCGAACCTACAACGGGATCGTGGTCTACACCGCGACGTAGTGCTTGGAGAATGTATCGAGGATGAACTGAATCACCTCATCCTTGGGGTGGCGGTTGTCCTCGCGGTAGGAGTCCGCGAAGAAGCTGGTTACGATCTCATACGCCGGCCAGTAGTAGACGCCAGTCTGATTCATTCGCATCACCTCATCTACCGACGCCCTAAGAATCGCCTTAGAGACGCTGTTGGCCGTGATGCACGAGACTGGCCGGAAGGTAGCGTTGAGAGGCACCGGAGACAAAGTGAAGATGATCTTTGCGTTCGGGTTATACTTCTGTACGAGCCTGACGACCTTGACCAGATTGCCGCGGTTCTCCTCTACCGTGCTCACACGGAAGCCGTGGATGAGCGGGTCGTAGTTCTCCTTCGGAATGGTCCGCCAGAACACATTCCATGTCCTTTTGTCATACCAAACTTCAGACAACCCTAGAGTCAAGATAAACACATCCGTCTTGTCGAAGATCGTCTTAGTTGCAAGGCGCATCTCTTCGGTAGGAGTGATGAGGTTCACACCCTTGTCATGCCACAATCCGTCGAAGTGCGCATTCTCCCAGGCCCACTTGAACTGCTGAAGAATGGCGAACGTGGTGCTGATGGCCTCCCCGTTATTAATGATAGGTAGAGGCTGATGATCCTCGATGTCGTGTGTGAGAATCGAACGGCCTTTGAGGTGCTTACGGATGTATTGAGCGAAGCAGCTACCGAACGCGGTCACGTTCGTGCCCGGTCCAATCAGCGGTGCCTCGGGGAGCCATCCATGAAGGACGTACTTCTCTATCGCGCCCTCCTCAGTCAGATTCAACTTAGACGGGATGAAGTTCATCGTTTCACCGCGAAACCATTCCTTGGCCGTGGTACGCTTGCCATCCTCGCCTATCTTGTAGACTAGATCATCGTTCATTACGTTCGGCTTGCCGTCTTTGATCCTAAGCAGTGACATCACATACCTCTATGGACTAGCGCCCGCACATGGCTTGGCACGATCTCCGCGCCGCACATCTGAGTAGCGTATCGCCGTAACACCGTCTCCGGGTGCAACCATCCCAGCCCTGTGAGCCCGTCTCCGTGAGAGTCCTCGATCTCAGCGAGGTACTCGGGTAAGTTCCCCCAGATGCCGGTGACCTTGCGCATGATCTCCGCAGGCCCCCAGAAGCATTGATCACTCATCAGAGTAGCGCCTTCAGCGAAAATATGTCTACGGTCACAGCCAATTTGATTAGGCTGCATCTCCTTGAAGCCCACCTCGAATCCTTTTGGGAACCGCTGGTCCACCCGGCATTTGATGATGTAGTCAAAGTCCAATCCTACAAGCTTTGTCGCAAGAGTCATCAGCAAGAACATCCGTAGAGTGGACTGGCGGTTATTCTTGACCTTGGGTTGCTCTGTGATCTCTCCGCCCACAATCTTCTTCCTAAGATCAATCAGATCAGGCTTCAGCCTCCCGTAATTCAGCCAAAACAGATACTCGTGATCCTTGAATGCTTCAGGAAATACAAGCGCCTGCCGCCGTGGCTTGAATGCCTCCAAGGCTTTCCAAGCCAGTGGCTCCCTCCACGTCGCCAGGAAGTAGACCGGGTTCAAATGCGCGAAGTTCTCCTTCAGGGCTTCGTAACCACCGTAGGATCGTGCCTGCCCGGATAGACAAACTGCTACCTTCATCGCTGAAACCGCTTGGAGGGCTGGTCCTTGGCGGGTTCAATGGGATACTCCGGGGACACCCAAGTCTTGAAGAATTCCCAGTTGTCTTGGATGGACTTCGGCATCTCGTCCTTCACGCCGTCCGTCCACACATTGGGAGCGCCATACTTGTCGTCCCGGTAGTACATACTGTACTCATTGGGCTGAAGACCTTCAAGGACTTCCTTCGTGACGTTGCGGTAGTGCATGAAATTGGCTAGCTTATACTTCACCCTATCTGTACCTCCCATGAACGTGAAGTGGTAACCGTAGGGCTCCTCATTGAACAAAGTGAGATAATCTCGCTTCGTAGGAGGGCATAGGAATCTGGCGTCACCATCGAGACGACTGAAGCGGAACACCTCATACGGGAACGCGGGGAACTCCCAATCAAGGTAGTTTCGGAATTGCCGCAGATAGAGGCGGACTTGCTTGGGGCGAGTCTTCAGATGCTCCATCAGCCGGGGCCAGTGGCGACGGTCCACAATTTCATCAAGGTCATTGTGGACACAGTAATCATAGTTCCGCATCCACTCCGGGTGCCGGAGGAGCGGCCAATACTGCTGAATGTTCTGATTCGCTCGGGTATCCCCCCAGAAGAGCGAGTCCGACATGTCAAACGGCATGTACTGGATCTTGCCCATGTACGGCTTGAACACCTCAGCATTCTCCAAGAAGAAGTAAGGCTTCTCGCGCTTGGCGTAGGTGTGGGCCGCTTCTGAAATTACAAATCTATCCACAAAATCCCAATGTTCTTCGATGTGGACCTTCAGAAGTTCCACCTCATTGAAGAATGTCAGTAGCTCAATGATTTTCATCTCTTGTCTCCCACGAAAGCGGCCAGATCTTCGGGCGTACCAAGCCCGATCATCCTGAAAGGATAGAAGGCCGTCACAAGATCGCCCTTTGCGATGGCCTCATTATAGACAGGTGCGTTATAATACTCACCGTTGACCCGAAGTCCCTTGGACATCATCTTGTCCGCGGCCTCGACATAGTCGCTCCAGTGTGCCCAATAATACACTCCAACAGTCGCGATCTCGCTGATAGGGCGCTTCTCTGCGACCTCAACCACGCGGCCGTTCTCGATTCTGGCGTAGCTCCACTTGGGGTGGGAGACAGGACCGAAGCACCAAATACAATGACCCCGGTTCTCCGAGAGATGAAGCTCCCAAAGACCGGGGGCGTATTCGATCAATTGATCACAATTTGTAACAATTATCGGCACCTCGGGAGCGATGCGATCCCTGGCCTGGATGATGGTTCCCACCGCGCCGTCCGAGTGAGGAACGACCGGGATGCAGCGGCCCTCAATGTCCATCTTGGAGATGAGGAGTTCCATGCGGGCCTGATGCTGAGGCTTGACAAGATAGGTGAAGTATCCAGACAGCGGCCGAAGGTTCTCGGTCACCACTTGGATCATGGGCTTGTTGTCTAGGACTGGAAGGAAGGGCTTATCAAGCTTATAGCCAGCGTCCTTGAAGCGCTGACCTTCTCCCGCCATAGGTATGATCACTTCGCAATGCGACATCTCAACATCTCCCAGTTTACCTTATCTACACCGCTCACCGCTACCACGATGGCACCGGAAGCCTTAGCTGCCTTGATACCGACCTCACTATCTTCAACAATGATAGTCTCGAACGGCTTAGCGCCGAGAACCTCCATCGCCTTCAGATAGCCTTCCGGGTCGGGCTTAGGCCGCTCAACGTCCTCATTAGAAATGATTAGATCAACATGCTGCCACACCCCGATCAGGCGGAGCAAATGTTCAACAGTCTCACGCACAGCGTTCGAGACGACAGCGATCTTGAGCTTTCGGTCCTTGATGTGCTTGAACAAGTTGGTCTTGACTTGATCATGATGGAACATAGAGTTCGCACAGCGGATCGTCATCTCCTGCTTGATGCGACAGATCTCAGGAATGTCCTCTTCCTTGATGTGTCCCAATCCCACCAGCATGTTCAGCTTGACTTTGGTCGGGCGGCCCTCATACAGATGGAAGTCTGAAGCCGGGATCTCATACCCGGACACCGCTATGAGCGCAAAGTTTAGCGCGCGTCTGTGAAGCTCACAAGCATCCACCAGCACACCATCTAGATCGAACAGGATCGCTTTGCTCATGCTAGACCTCCCGACAAACGACCCCGTAGATGCCAACTGAATTGTTGTATTTCTTGATGTCATCTTCGGTAGGCTGAAGATGATTCTTGAACATCAGTAGGAACAAGCTCTGCTGAGCTTCGATGTAGTTCGACAGCCTCTCACAATCCCAAGTGTATTGATCAATGTTCGGTGTGTCGTTCTGATGGCCGTGTTTGTGGTGAGCCTTGGCCTGCCCGCTCAGTAGGGAAATGAACAAGACCACGACGATCTTCCACTTCATCTAATCTCCAGACGAGAACGGTAGGGGTAGATCTCCCGCGTTGATGTGAAGGCCACGAGCCTTATTCATCTCACGAATCTGAAGTTCAGTGCGGACCTGACGGGCAATCTCGCGCTGATGATGGTTCTTGCTCTTGTTGGCTTCCCGGTACGCAGTCAGACGCATGAGAAGCTCCTCCTGAGTCACGCCCCGGAATGCGGACGACTCAGGCATACCCTTGATCATGTTCAGCACCCAATCCTCGAACTTCTTGTCCGCAGTCTCGGAGTTGGAGTACTCAGCGATGAAGCTATTCTTCACGGCAGCCAGCGAAGCACGAGTGCTAGCCTGATCGCCAGTGTTACGAATGGAGTCATAGATGTTATTCTCATAGACGCCGCGCATCTCATCGAACCGCCGGTTTCGCTCATTGTCCTTGCGATGCACATTGTTCGGTGAACCCTGAAAGCTCTTCGCGGAACCGAAGAAGTTGTTCATCCAGAAGTCCATAGTATGTTCGCCGGGCCGCTGCGAGTCAGGGTCATTCATGATCCCGAGGTCGGTGAACAAACGCCGGGCATTGATCGAATAGCCACCCAGAGTACCGGCCACACCGGCGCCAGCGGCGGTGCCCCACGGAACATTACCGAGAAGCGAGCCGGCCTTGGCAGCACCCTTAGCGTACTGCGCGTACTTAGCGCCGCCGAGAGCGGTCAGACCAAAGCCAGCAGCAGCACCCAAAGCCGCAGTGATCGACTTGTGGCTGATACCCTGATCGGTCAATTCAAGCTCACTAGGGTGACTGAGCAGGCTACCGTTCTTGGCATACGCCTCAACCAGATCAATCGGGTTCCCATCAGGGCCGCTGATTTTCATGCCGTACTTCTGCATCCACGGAGGAGCGAGGAAGGCGAGAAAGTTCAATGCAGTCTTGGACACGCCCTCGAACCCGCTGCGCGCATGAATGTCCTTGCCGAAGGAGTCCTTGCCGGAGATGATGTCAACCATCGGCATGACGATTGCGAACGGTTCAACCGGTGAGAGGTTGATCAGCGTGCGACTGCCCTCAATGCCCGTAGTGGGAACATCGTCGCCGGGGTTGAGCTTAGCAAGCTCGTAATCAGAAGTCGTGGTAGGCGTCAGCGCCGTGAGCGGGAGGAAGTCCGCCATGTAAGCGCGAACTCGCTCATTCTCACGGGCAACATTCTGATCCTGCACTTCCTTTTGGCTGAGCCACTGGGAAGCAAGGCCCGCCCCGAGGCCGAGAGCGCCACCGATAGCCATGCCAGGAACACCGCCACCCATCATGCCGCCAGCCACGGCACCAGCCACAAGGCCCGCCGTAGGAGCCGGAGCAGCGCCGAGGCCAGCGGCGCCAATCGCCGCGCCCCCAAGTGCGCCCATAGGGCTACCCGTGGCGATAGTGCCAGCCACAGCACCAGCTAGTGCGCCACCGGCGCCACCGACCACGCCCTGAGCCGACTGCTCGCCAACCAGCACAGTGGACCACTTGTCACCCCACTTCGGAACAGTCTTCAGTGCGTCGTCATACTCTTGGAAGCTAGGGCCAAGACCAGCACCAGAGACGATGCCCTGCGCAATGTCAGGAGCGTGCATCCAAGTGAACATGGACATGGGGTTGTCCATCAGATTGTTCTTGGTGATGCGCGAGGCTTCAGCCGAGAACGTCATCCAAGGAAACCACAGCTTGCGGGCGCCCTTGGTCAAACTACCTACAGTCTGGTACTGCGGAAGGCGACGGCCAACCTCACGAAGAATGGCGTCATCGCCCCAGCCCTTGCGGCGGAGGTGAAGCGCATATTGCATCTTGGGGATCATGTCCTCACCGAGATACGCAGCCGAAGCATTCTTCAGCACGTTCTCAATGCCCGGGACATGACCTACGCCAGCGATAGCAGTAGCCGCAGCCTTGACCGCAGTAGCGCCGTGACCGGCTTCAGTTCGGCCGATGCGTTCAATCTGATCGATCAGTTTCTCAGCGTGCTGAAGACCTTCCACCGAATCGAACCCCTGCTCCTCGATCAGTCCACGCATGGCGGGCGAGGAGAAGAACTCAGCGAGATCAATGTCGCCGCCGTGGTTGTCCTTCATGATTCGCTCAACGCCCATATTGTCAAGAATCTTAGACACCGAAGGGAGATCGAACACGACACGCTCGATGCGGCCCACAGCCTCACGGCCGCCGCCGGTCGCGGCAGCCTGAAGGGTAGACCGGTGCTGTTTGGCAGCACGAATGAACAGTCGAGTGATCATCCGGGCGTCATGAGTAGCCTGCGACGAGAACGGGTTGTAGCCTGCCATCGCCAGGAACATGTAGTTGCCCACGATGTTGTTCATGTGGGTGGCGGGGTTCAGAGCCGTCATGCTCGTCTTATGGACAGTGGAGATAAGCTCAAAGAACTTGCCGAAGAGCGAGGCGGAGCTAGCCGCCGAATTCGGGTGTCGGCCCCACAGACTCTCCACGAAGTCCTTGGCGATACCACCCGGCATCATGGAATCTGTGACCTTCATTCCTTCACCGGCCATCTTGACATTGACCATTCGCTTCATGCGATCACTGAGCCCGGGAACCACTTCGTTAAGCTCATCGAACTTGAGCCAGTGGCGTGCCGCGCCGTCAGGCAATGCAGCCAAGTCGGTCTGAGAGATGAACTGATGAAGCGCGGCCTCATCCTTCTTGATGAAACCGGAAATCGAATCCCTGAACATACGGTGAACATTCGTCAAGAGTGTGTCACGAATAAGGCCACCGCGAAGGATCGACTCCGGGTTAGTGATCAGGCTATCGATGTCCTGCACCACTTCATCAGCCGTGGTGTACTTGACTCGCTGCTTCATGGTGGGGGGAGAGAGAAAGCGAGCAACGTCAGTCTGCACTTCGGTCGTGATACGCGGCGCACGGGCACCCTGAGCCAAACCCGAAGCGTACTCCGAGGTCATCGCCAGCGTGTCCGCATCGGGCGTCATCTTCTTCAGAGCAGGAAGGTGGAATTCACTACCGACCTTATCCTTGTCCATGAAGAGCTTGTAGGTATCCTCTTCGATCATGCCCTCATCGAACTGGGACTGGAAGAGTTCCTTGGCCTTGGTGCGATAACCTTCCACGAAGGTCATGGCCGGAGCACCGATATCCTTCGCGAGCGTAGCAGGATCACCCTGCCCCAGCCAATACTTGTAGATTGCCTTCTCGTGTTCAGGCTTGAGATCAATAGGCGCCGCTGCCAGCCACTTGTCAAGCCCGGCCTCCTTGAAGAAGGTGTGAAGATTCTTGGCGCTGGCAGGCGTCATGGAGGTGAGCGTATCGTAGTAGGTATTGCGGAACTTCTCTTGGAACCACCACGAAGCCTTCTCGCGCGGGCTGGTAAGCTGATTACGCATGGCGCGCTTGCGGAGCGTGAGGTATGCCATCTCGTGGTGATCGCTGATCAGGATTTTGCGAAGCTCCTGCGGCGAGACGAGCTTGGCAACGTCCTCGGGAGTCTTGGCAAGCTTGAGTGCTTCAACCGTGGACTCCTTGAAAAGCTGACGCCCCTCGTTATACTTGCCATAGGCAAGGTTCTTCACGAGGTTCGCGTGATCATCAAAGCGATAAGCGAGATTCGTACCGAGGAAGCCGCGGCCCTCAGCCTTGAAGCCGAACTTGCTGATGGTAGGCTTAAACATCACCTGAGCCTCATCGATGGCCTGCATCGGATGAGGGGTGATGACCTGACCACCGAGCTTGGCGATCTCGTCGGCACGCTTAGCGACACGAGCACCCTTCATCCACGCCGCCCCAATCGGGAAGGCATAGGACGCTACGGTTAGCGCAGAGATGTACGGATGTTCAGTCAACTGCTGCTTCATGTTGTCGAAGCCGAACTTGACGCCATCCTCATCCCACTTGATACCGGCAAGTGCCATGTCATCCGAGAACACGAAGTTCAGGGTATCACGGATCGCATCGACCGGCTTGAAGCTCTTGTGGACATACTCCGGCGGGATGACACTAGCATCGGTCGAGAAATACTGAACCTCGGGCTCCTGAGCGAGTGCCTTCCTCTCAGCAGTCTTCGCATCAGTACCGATGTGGTTCTCGAAACTGCGGAGCGGGATGGGGACACCCTGCTCACGAAGATCAGCAATCGTCTCCTGCTGCGAGAGCAACTTGCGGTCCTGATAGACTTCCCTAGCCTTGGAGCTAAGCAACGCAACGTCGCCCCCCTGAAGATCAGGGGTGCCAGTAGGACTGAGCAGCGAATCAATGAGCGGGTCAGAATGTGCTTCTGCATCAGCATCAGTAGTCGAGGGGGCGCCCTGACCGGTGAGCGGGGCCGGAGGCGGGGGAGCCTGCTCAAGCTGACCGGTCTGGGAGTTCCATGACAGGCGGTGCCGGCTCAGCAGTCCCTCAAGAGGCTCATCAGCGGGCGGAGGAGTATACTTCGGGGGCTTCGCGAAAAGCTCAGGCGTCTCGACGGCCGGGTCATGAAGAAGCTCATCCCCGGGAATGAACAGGCGGGGGGTATCCAGCTTGGCAGTCGAGGACTCGTCATCAGGAAGTAGCTTGGGAAGAGCCATTACCTAGCCTCAAGTTGAGCGGCTTCAATAGCTTCCTTAATCTGGTTCCTCACTGCCAGCGCAGCGGGAGCATCAGTCGGAGGCAGCGAAGTGAGAATGTTCATGAGGAGTTCCGGGTCTTGTCCGAAGTAAGGGTTCGGCGGCTTGAAGCCGAACGGGAGCCCGGTGCCTGCTACAATCGGCTGAGCCGGGGACTGCGCGGGTGCGGGTGCTACGTTAGGAGCGAGCGCACGGAAAGCACGGGGGATGGGAGCATCAGGATCGACATCCCAAGGGCCGGGCCTATTCGTCTTATTGCTGCGGACGGGTTGACTGCCCTGATCCACAGGCTCAGCGTTGTCGGACTGAGTGCCAATGGGCTGACCGGGGGCCGGAGTCGCGCCGCGTGGCTGACGCGGCCGAGTCAAAAGTCTATCGGTATCAGGAGCGGCCGACTCTACATCACTACCAAGCTGTGCGTGGGGTTTGGCAGGATCGGGCGAGAGATAGTAGAGACGATCTGCGTCAGCATCGAATTGTTCCTGCTCCGACGCCTGATTCTGCGTCTGAATGGCAGCAGCCTCAAGGGCGTTCTCATTACGGGCCGCGTTGTAAGCCTGATTGTATTCTGCCTGAGCAACCGGGGAACGGTCGGGAGCAATCGGACGACGAAGGACATACTCAGCCGCCACACGCGGACCGTCCGCACGGATCATGCGTTCAGCAGCCGGAGAGATCTCGTGGCCGGCAGAACGAGCCTCAGCGATGTACTGATCCACAACCTGATCAAGAATCTGACGAACACCGTCCTGCGTTCTAGCAATCTCAGCGAAGCGATTCTGAATCGCGTAGTTCTCGGCCTGAACCCGGCCCTCACCGGACAATGCGATCTGCTCAAGAGCGGCCTGGACCTGAGGATTACGCCACATGCCCTGAGCCGCCATCTCCTGAACATTGATGTCAGCGCCGACAGCACGGACGGCTGCCGCCCGCTCATCAGGGCTAAGAGCCTCAAGCTTAGTCTGGACACCGTTAGCAAGCTCAGTAGCACGCTGCTTGATGAGGCCCTTGTAGCCGGGGTCCGTGTCCCTGAGGATCTGCGGCCAAGTGTCAGGCTTGCCAAGCTCCGAGATAGGAATAGGCATAAGGCCAGCCTTCTGTCGGGCAGCAATACCAGCAAGCGCAGCCCTAGCCTGAGCCTGTCGCGTATCCCAGATGCCGCCCTTCATGCCGTACAGACCAGAAAGCTCCGCCTGCTCCTGAGGGGACGGCTGACGATCACCGGAAAGGAGAGCGGGGTCCATGCCCCTGGCAACATCCTCATACCCGGGTTCAGTGACACCAGCACGGCCGAAGCGAGCGCCGGCAGCCATGCCGCCGCGAGCACCGAGAATGCCAAGCTGGGACTCTTCAGTCGCCGCCCGGGATTGATCAATATCAGCCTGCATCTTCTGACGGCGAAGCATCACCTCAGCCTGCCGCTGCGGGTTAGTCTCAGCAGTAGCAGCCTGACCAGCAAGCTGCGTAGTATGCTCAAGGATCGTCTTGGCAGCCTGATCAGCAAAAGGATTACCAGCATACTCACCAAAGAGATCAAGTAACTGCATGGTCTTCTGACCGTAGGAATCCCAATACGCATCAGTAAACTGACCGTGAATCTTAATAGCGCGAGGATCGCTAAGATCCACAGGAAGACCAGTGGAAGGATCAACAATCGAAAGAGCGTCATACGTCTCAACGGCGCCGATCTGACCCTGACCGAGCGCAGGGTTCGGAGCGGGCGGAGCCGCCTGTGGGACAAGCTGCGTCAACGGCTTGCCGTCCTTGTCCTTCTTCCCAGTGGGCTGCTCGACCATCGTGGGCTCACCGCCCGCAACAGTCTCAGCAAGCATCTGACCATCAACCGCGTTCACCGTGCGCTGAATAGGGCGGGTGGCAATCGCCAACCCCTGGCGGAGCTTCTCGACATCATCTTGCATGGACTGAAGGATCGGCGCCACCTTCGTCTTACGGACAAGCTCGAACTCCTTCTTGAAGTATCGCTCCTGCATGGACTTCGCCATCGTCTCGCCGGTAATCTTACCGCCTTCAATGACAGCACCAGCGGCTTGCGGGGCTTTGGCCTTCTCCCACAGCGCAGCCAGACCAGCAGCACTCTGAATGTAGGACTGCTGCATGAGAGCAGAAGCCTGCTTGTTAGTAGCGCGGTCCTCGGCAATATCGCCGGAGTTACCAGTCATCTTGTCCCAGAAGCCAGCCATTTAGTTCTCCTAGCCCATCATGAACTGGCCGCCAGCGTAAGATCCGCCAGGCCCGGCCGTAGGAGTAGAGCCACCGCCACCCATGAGGCCAGTCAAGCTACTGAGCCCGCCGCCACCGCCCATGCCGCCCATTAGGCCATTACCGAGACTGCTAACGCCGTTCGCGATGGAGGCAATCTTCGTCTGGTTAGCCTCATTAATAGCCTGATGGTAAGTAGCACTAGCATCCTGCATCTTCTCAGTGGAGCGCTGATTCATCTGAGCCGCTGCCACAGGCCATGTCTGCGACCAGAATGTGCGGAGGTTGACGAGTGCATTAGTATAGCTATCTCGGATACCAGCGTGGTTAGCGGTCCATGCCTGAGCGAAGCTCTGAACCTTCATAGCATTATCGCGGGTCCATTGCTCCAGTCCAAGCTTGGCCTGCCACAACGTGTTCGTGCGGTCACGATTCACGCCTTCCTGCACGCGCATCCGATTCACCCAGTCCATACCAGTACGAGCAGCGCCGCCCTTGCGGGCAATCATCGCACTAGCCTGCTCAAGTGCCTGACGATTAGCGGCAGCAGACGACTGATAGATGCTACCGATGACCGAATTGTTAAGCTCGTTCCACAGCGGCCCCTGCTTGTTCATCATCTGCTCAGCATCAGCCACCAACTTGCTGACCGTGCGAAACCCAGACGATTGCTTGATTGAAGCGGCTAGAGCCTCAGGATTAGACACCGTATCATTAAGTGCCCACTCTTTGGAGCCCTTCCATTGAGCCTTCCGAGTCACTGCAACATCAGCGCCGGTAACCGTACCGGACTTCGTAATGGGTGTACCTCCGAGGAGAGGGCCAGTGCCGCTATACATCCCACCAAGACCCTGAGGCGTCAGGGAAGTCAACGGGCCACCGTATTGACTAGGTGCGTCATAAGTACCAGGCTGACCGAGAGCACCGAATACGCTCAGGGCAGCCTGCTCATTGGCACGAAGCTGCTCGCGCGCAATGTCGGCTTCACCCATGATCATCTGGCTATACTTCTCCCGTTCAGCAGCATCGGCCTCGGACAAACGCTGCTCGGCCTCCATTGCCGCTTCGGCAGACTTCTTAGCTGAGCTACTGGAAAGGAGTCCGCCGGCAATACCACCGATTGCACCGACCGCTGCGCCCGCTGCCGCAATACCCATTTAGTTAGCCCTCAACTTGTTTACAATGTGATCAAGGTGACCGGCCTTAGCTGCCCAGATATCATCCTCGATTCTGTCGTTAGTGATTGTCACTTTGAAGTCATCGGACTGGATAAGCCATACCGTGTCCTTCACTTGTTCATCAATAACGAACTCGTGAATCGCAGAAGTCGTCACAGTCGTCCAGTTATCATAGTCTACTGTAATATCAGCGTCGATCTTTTTCAATATTTCAGAATAATTCAGCAAATTGGAATAATCGCCTTTACCGTAAGACTCCTCTAACGACTTCTTCACATCTTTGACATTTCGTATGATCTTAATGAATTTAGCATTAGGAAATTCTTCTTGGATCTCATCATAGAACAGAATGTTCGTACTGTCTACATTGACTACAATATCGTTCTGCTCCATAACCATCCGAAGTTCTTTGGCCGTCTTGGCGAACTTCCATCCATCATGGATAGCCTTGATGCCTACCCCATTTAGATACATAGTTAGCCAAACTGTTCGACTTCTCGGGAGGCACAGAACGAATACATGCCTCATATTTTGGGTGACTCCGCGATCACGCGCATGAAGTCCTCAGTCCAGATCATCAATCTACCCTGAAGCGCCAGCACACCCACAGTCTCTCTCGGGAGCCCGACCGTGATCGCGGTCGCTGCCGTGAAGCACGAGGGGTTCGGATAGATCTTCAGACGGCCGTCATCGTAGCCGTGGATATAATCCGTGATGACATCGATCTTCGCGCAAATCTCCGGGTTAACCCTTGCAAGCTCTATCGCTACAGGCTGGAACTCCGGTTCAATCCCTTGCTTGTAGAATCCGTTACCCCACCCGGGAATCCTGATCCCGCTGTTGAGGCGGCGCGCTACTTCATCGAGCGGACAGTCCAAAGCCAGCAGATCATAGGTCTGCATCAGGGGACCGTGAAGGCCGCCTAGCATCAGGATGGCCGAAGCAATGGCCTTGAAGTAGTCACCAGTGCCCATCGCCGAGAGCACCAAAGCCTGATGGCTAGGATTGCCACGGAGCGCCACCGCAGCATGTGCCTTGTAGAGTTCTTGAACGAGTACATCAGTCAAGGTCAACTCTCACGGACATGAAGATAGGCTTGGCCTCAAGCTTCAGGGCGAATGAGCCGGCTGCCTCATTGCTGACAGTAAAGGGAACGATGACGGAATCGAATCCAGCCGCCTTCAATCGCTTCTTGGCTTCCTCAATGAGTGCCGTAGCTACGCCACCCTTACGCTTGTCCTCACGAATGAACATACCCCAGAGCATCGCAGTCTTGCCGCAGTTGTACTCAGCAGCAGCCCCAGTCGTACCTACCAGCAGAACCCCGTAATCGCCAACGAAGAACGCGAAGCCTTCCAGTTCACCTGAAATGTAGAAGTTGTAAGTTGCCTCAACCGAAGCCAGATTCTTTTCTGTACTGGCTACGATGGACCCGGCCTTCTCGTTCTCTTCAAGATTAGACCGCCAGAGCTTCTTGAATAATCCAATGTCCCGAGGCTTAGCGTCTCTAACCCTAATCTTCCGATTGGACATACACTTTTCTCCCTATTAGATAATACCGTTTAATCAATAGTTCAGTCCCTCCCGGGAACCTTAATGATTAGTTCTGCCCACCAGCACCAGCAGCCGAAGTCTCGTCCACCACGAACTGTCCAGGGGAGACATGATAATAGAGCTTGGCACCCATGAAGGCGATATCTTTGCCGAGTTCTTCGTTCTTGAACTTGAGGCGAACATACTCACCCGCGATGATAGGGTCAATGGACTTCCGCTGGAGAGATTGCCCGGCCAGAAAATTAAAGGTCAACTCCTTGGAGGAACGAATAGTCGCATTCTCGCTAGCGCTATCACTAGTCTCCACGGTGACCGTCCAGATCTGGGCTGCCCCATTATTTTCCTTAGAACGAAGCTCAAGGAATCGAGGCTTGCATCGGCCCGATACGCCCTCCAAAGCCGAAGCATCCTGCTTGGCCCCGAGGCGCATGAAAGGAGTCCAGAACTCCATCGTGATCGCACGTCGCTTACCTGTCTCGTCCAGCCAGTCCAGAGAGTCAGGCGAGTTGAACTCGAACACCTGACCCTGGTCAGTTGAGACATACAAGATGTGGTCGCCGTCACTATTCTCAATCTCCCAAGCATGCTGAATGCTGAACGTGCTAGGGAGAGGGACGATCTGGCTGAACCAGCCCTTGCGCAATTCATCAAGCATGTATTGGTACATGTAGATGTCGCTGTAGACGCCGTCCGCATCCTCGGTAAACCAGAGGATGGCGTTGCTCTGAAGCGTATGCGCGGTGTGGGTAAACTCAAGGTCGCCCTTGTGGAAACCGTCAACGCGGTCACGAATGACTTCGGAGATCTTGATCGCCTCGCGGAGATCGTAGAGTCGCATCCCGTCTCGGTCAGTAACCCAGCCCATCTCTCGGGCGATGCCGCAGCCACGAGGGCCGACGCCACCGAAGCCCTGGTTCACCACGTCCACAGTGTAGTCAGGGTTGTCACCGATGATACGCCAGAAGGCAGTCTCCGTGGTGACCACGAGGCCAAGGCGAGTCTTGAACAGGCCGGTCACACGGTCATCGAACTCGATAGTGTTCGCCAGCGGGAAGGCGTCGGGGAGGTCATAACGGCTGTAGGTAAGCGTATTGGGATTGAGCGGGTCACCAGCCACGAAGGCCGTGCGCTTCCACATGACCATGATCCCTGCACTGGGAGGCGGGGAATTATCAAACACGTCATCACCCACGACCGGAGGAGTGGCCGTACCGAGTGAAACGTCCGATGTGGTATCGGTATAAGTGGTGGTGGTGTTGTCGTTGATAGTGTCGAGGAAGAGGTACTCCGACCCGCTCGCGGCCGTCCGATAGAGCCTACGCTTAACGACAGCAGGGTTGGAGGACGTGGGGATCTCACTAAGATCAATGCGGGCGTAGTTCGTGCTACCAGTGGAGTTGTCAGCCTCAATCGAGGACGGACCAGCATTGGATTCAAATCCGTTCTCATCAATGAACGTAATCTTGTAGGACCAGACACCGTCGCTGGACTGATTGAACACAGTTCCACCCGCACCCCCGAACGTAGGCACCGAAGCACCCTGATCGAGCGTAACAAGATTATCCCAATAAACCACCGGGACATCGGAAGCAGCATTGGTGATGATCTCGAACCGGTAACTAGAAATGTTCTCATCGTCCACCGTGCCCACCGTAGTACCAAAGTTGCCGGAAGGGAAGGTGGAGAAGTCCATGATAAGGGTATTCCAGCCCTCGATGATCCGACCGATCTGAAAGTCGAATCGGTAGTAGTTCGTACTCATATCCGCGGCAGAACCGAGATAGATGGACACGCACCGACCATTGAGAGCCAGCTTGCGGTAGTCATTCCTACCGATGTAGAAGTTCATCCTGACCCTGTCTTCGATGGTCGTATTAACCGCGAAGGGTGTCTGGTTGAGCTTCTCCATGTAGGCAGACGTAGATGACGCACCCTTAGTCATCGCGATACAAGTACCGTTGTAGGCCGGCAAAGTGCTAGTGGCGATGGTGCAATTCGAGATAGCAAAGCTGGCCGTGGCAGAGAAAGCTTCGCGAATCGTAGCCTGCTCACCGGGCGCATACACCCCCCACTGAGTGATCCGCGTGCCGTTGTACTTGGACATCTGTCCGCGGTCGCCTACGCTATACGGGTTCTGTGACGTGATGTAGAGAAAGCGATCAAGCTGATCGGACGTGCGGTAGAGAGCGTTAGGCTCACCAGTCAGGAGCGAAGTAAGCGATCCACCATCATTGAGCTTCTGGATCGTAGTCCCTGCGCCGATGAGAACATGCCGGATGATAGAGCCGTCAAGCTCCTGCGATTTGTAGTTGGAGCCCCAGTAGATGCCCTTAACGACACTAGTCTCAGAATACTGACCCGTGAGCACAGGATTAGTACCGCGGAGCTTCGACAATGAGCCGTACTCACGGAAGAAGTCCACGTTCTTGCACTCCCGAAGCTGGCTTACTTCCAACGTCTCAGGATTCTGTTTAGTGTAGAGGCCCTGAAGATTGACAAGATCAACCGAGGGCATTGCGTTACGAGCGCCCGACATAATACTCCCTTACTGTAAAACTAGTCGCCCTTGCCGTCCTTCTTGCCCTTCTTGAATTTGAGCCAGAACGGCATCTTCTTGCCCTTGGCCTTCTTCTCAAGCTTGCCGCTCGACTTGGCCTTGCCCTTCTTCTTGAAATTCGCGGGGAATGCCATAACTATCTCCTTTGTTTACCTACTGCACCACCCGGCCGATTTCTTCGGCCTTCTTGTGCAGCTTGTACTTTGCTTCCTTCGCGGCAACGCCAATCACGTTGCCAGCAGTCTTAGCAGTCTTAGTGCCCCAGATAACAGCCTTATCAGCAGAAGCTTTGATACCAGACAATCTCTTGAGAATTATGTCCTTATCCATGTCTACTTCCTCTGAGTCACAACGTTAGTTCGACCCTGAAGACTCTTGGCAGGCTCCTTACCCTTATCAGGGTCAATGATCGCCCACACACGCTTCTTCGACAGACCGAACAGCTTGCCAACAGGAGACTTTGAAATCTTCTTACCAATCGGGGTCTTACCGATAGTCTTACTGAAGACCTTGGTCCCTACATTAAGTAGGCCGCGAGTAGCCGGGTCCTTCTTAGCTGCTTCAATAGGGTTCTTAGGTGTAGCCATTAGTAGTCTCCTACCAGTACCGCCATCCCTGGCGTAAATAATCTATCTCTTTTGAATGAGTTACACGATGAACACAATGTCCAAAGATTACTCAAGTCGTCAGTCCCGCCCTTGCTCTTGGGGTGCATGTGATCCATACTCAAGCTGCCTGTACTGCCGCAGATCTGGCACTCATGATAGAGTTCAAAGACTTTCCTACGGAGTCCATTCTTGTTCTGATGGACATAACCATAAGTGTCATAGAACTTTCTATAAGAAGCCTTACCCTTATCAGTCTTCTTGTATCTATTCTTTGATTCTTTGCCTGCCTCAGTAGCTCTGTACCGCTTCTGAATAGCTTTGAAAGTGTCAGTCTTGCAGTACTTCTTACTGTACTCCCTCATGTATGCGGCGCGCTTACAGCGTTTGCATTCGCCGCACTTATCGCATTTAGACAACATTAGTGCCAATCAAATTCAGATAATGAAGTAGTACGGGAGACATCATAGCAAAGATGAAGAGGTAGTCTCCATAATGCGGATTGAAGGGCTCGATAGTGTTCGGGCCTTCAATGCGCCCGTCGATATATCTTTCCCAGTCCATCTCATATTCTTGGCGCATCCTGGCAGCGGTACGGATAGAGCCAGTCTCCAAAAGATTCTCCGAGTCCAAGCAGGCGACTACCACATCAAGGATGACCAGTTCATCCAGACTGCGCGGGAAGTCCACATGCCAAGAGTCACCGTCCGCATCGAGAGCAGCCGGTAGACCGCCGTATTCCATGCGAAGTCCATCCGTCGCCGTCGTTCCAGGCGTAGGCTCAAGCACGAATCCACCCGACACCGGACGGTAAGTGGGGTAGTAGTTGTCCCGTCCCTGCGCCACAGTGTTAGCGGGGTTAGGCTGATAGTGTCGCTCATTGCGCTGAATGATCACGCGAGTACCATCGCTACGAATAATCTCCATCTTGGTGATACGCTCGAACCCGGGCGGCCAAGCATAACGCTCCTGATCGGCCGTGATGTCTCGGGTAGCCACATTGACGAAGAAGCCCTCGTGCGCCATCGTAAGCTGGGCACAGCGGCGTCGATAGTTCACGTTAAGCTGCTGCGTGATGAATGTCTCGGACCAGAATGAGTTCGTGGGCGAAAGCTCATGGAGCCACCGCCGAACGCGATCCTTGTAGCCAGACAGATTGTCAGTAATCGCGGCCATTAGATGTAGCCTCCAATAACTTCGCCCGTCACCTTGTCGATTACCGGCTCGCCTTCCTTCTGCTCATCGAGCGTAGGGTTGCGACCAGTGGAGTAGTCAGGCAGTCCGAGAAGCGTCTCCACAGACCTGAGTTGGGTGTCCTTGTTCTTGCTACCCAGATTCATGATAGCCTCACCAGTGCTGAAGGGAGTAACGAGTGAACCGGCGGCGCCAGCAATACCCATCAGACCCTTGCGTACTGCGGTGTTCTTGAGATTACCGATACGCTTGGTGATTTCCTTGACTCGGCTGGTGATGTTCTCAGACTTCATATGCCGGTTAATACGCTCCAGATAAGTGCGCTCCTCAGCCAGCTTACCAAGAGCCTGATGCGTCTTGCGGCCCTGAGTCCTGCGTCGATACTGCGCCTGCGGATTCACCGTTCCGGCACGTTCAAGTGCCTTACGCTCAGCCGGAGTCATGTCAGATAGAAGCTTACGCTGAATAAACGATTCACCGGCCATCCCCTCTTCGCCTGCCTCTTCATAGCCCATCCTGGCAGCCTGCTCTGCTCGATTAAGATACTTACCTTCCCGGTTAGTGTAGCCAACATCGCCGGTATCTTCAGCGCCAATCATTACGTCGAACGTCTCCTGCGGATTGAGTCCTTCAGCCGGTCTAAGCATCTTATTGAACACATCAGCGTGAATCATCCTACCGGTGCCGCGGTAGACCGTGGAGCCGGACTTAGCTGCTACACGAGTCGGCCTAGCCTCGAATGCCTCACGAGCTAGACGGCCAGGGCGAGTCCCGAGATGCTCACCTTCAGCGATACCAGCAAGCCTTGTCTCTACGTCGGGAGGGGTGTAGCCCTTGGGCAGCGGATTGGCTTCCTTCAGCCCCTTAACAATAGAGTCGGTCATAGGGTCGCCGGTGCGCATATCGAACTCAAAGTCGTCGTATGCGAATGCCGACGAGCCGCTCTTCAGTTGACCGATAGTAGCCATTAGAATTCTTTGAGCTTATCAGTGATCGATTCATCACTGGGTAAGTATGTAGCCTCATGCGAAGGAATTCTATACGGACTCCATCGCCCATAGCGGTCAGTCATTCGGTTGATTTCATCAGGCTCAGTACCGAGAACACTGGAATGACGAGTCCTCTTAGCTAAAGCCTCATTACCCCACTTGGCTTCGGAAGCAAGTCGCTCTCGCTCAGCGCCGCGCTCTGCCGACTGCCAATCAACCAGACCGCGAGCAGCCTTGCCAATGTTCCAGGCACCGATTCCAGCACCGACAAGCGGAATGCCGCGACCGGCAATCGAACCAAGCTTACCAGTAACGTTGATAGCGCCCTGCATCACAGCACCGGCGGCTGCGCCCTTCAGACCGGCCTTAGCTGCCTCGTATCCACGCTCCATCGGAGTGCCCTCAGCCATCGAGTAGGCCGCGGCAATGTCTGCCAAGGTACCGGCAACACCATAACCCTTGACCCTTCGGTTAAGCCCCTGAAGTGCAATGTCCCGCTTCACGCCACCGAGGACTCGCTCCTTAGCGCCAACGGGAATTTCAATGTCAGTGTCATCGGGGAACATAGAGCCAATAGTCCTAGCAGGACGGCGTGTGGCACGGACCTCAGCCTCACGCCTATCATCAAATTCGTCACCAAAGACAAACTGCTGGAGTTTAGACGGAGGATAGCCAGGAGTCAGCCGACCACCACCGTGCTTAACGATGTCCTCCTCGGCGAGCTTTTCCCAGTCATCAAAGCTGACAGGCTCAGATTGATCCGGTCCAAGAACGTCCTTCTTAGTGGGATCAAACGCATCCTCCCACATCTGCTGGCTCCGACGATCAGACTGTCGGCGATCTTCAGCCACCATAGCGCGGGCTTTCTCTTGCCCCGCCTTACGACGTTCAGCTATACGACGCTCGTCATCCATGACTAACGATTCCTAACTACTCGGAGGCTTTCTAAAGCTAGGGCGCGCATGCATACCCAGTACAGGAGACTTCCTCTTGAGGGTACCCCAGAATCCGCCAGAAGAATCACGCTGTTCAGCGAGCTTCGCGAGGAGTCCACGGAATCCTTCCTGCTTCGTCTGCTTCTTTCGTGTGGTCATCATCGCGAGCCCAACGGGCCCTTCTTCTTGGCCGTGTTGTAGAGAACGTTCGTGAACTTACCGTTCTTTTGAACACCCTGGATCGTGGCGGCGCTACTCGGCTTGTTGGGCTTTGCGCCGCTACTAGTGCGAGACTTCATAAGTGAGCTTGCCATGATTATCTCCTATCTCTGTTGACGTTGCGCCCGTAATCAGTCTTAGGTGCAACGTGGAAATTTGCATGAAGGGCAGACATCGCATTCTGATCCTTCTTCGACTTGTGCATCTTCCAGTTATCGATGTTGTCTCCGTGGACGACTTGAAGCCACATCGGCTTCGGGAGATCGACCAGCTTGTCCACCTTTCCGTGGTTCCGCGAGAAGATAGTCTCTGCCTTCTTCGCATCCTCAACAAGCCCCTGGAACGGGTTGCTATCCGACTTCGTAGTGACCGAGTACAATTCCCTTCCGGTGATCTGCCGAATGACCATACCACGGAGGAAGCCCATAGTCTTGCCGGCCTCCTTGGGGGCGTGGGCCAGGAACTCCTCGATGAAGTTAGGAGCCAGCGCGTCATCTGTGTCAAGGTTAACTGAAGCGATCATGCCGCGGTGCTTCCTGATGAGATCCTGAGCGGCCTGAACATCATCCTTGATTGCTACTATGACTTGCGCTCCCATCTCTTCGATGCGCCTGATTGCACTCAGGGGAGTACCATCCTGAACAAAGACAAACCAATCAAACCGATTGTCCGACTGTGCCTTCACCGATGGGGCGGTATAACGCTTCATGAGGTCAAGGCGCTGCTCCATCCATTCACCATTGAATCGGCGCTCGCGCATACGTCGTCCAAGGCGGCGTTCATGTCCAAGCGGATCTCTAGAGTGGCGTCTAGTCGAGAGATCCTTAGGGACTACTCGCTGAACTGTATTGAACCTTGACAGAAGAAACAGCTTCATTACGTCAAATCCTTATGCGTAAGCCACTACCCTAATACGCCAACTACCGTCAGTGATAGTAGATACATTACTACCGTCCTTAAGAAGCAGTGTCAACGATGCTTGATTTCTAGTAGCATAACCTACTCGAACCACAGTAGAACTAATGTATGATACTCGCAATATACTCCAGTCGTTCTCGTTACCAGCGTCATTGGCCGCCATGATATATCCTGATCCTAGATAGAAAACATCATCAGCAACGTAGTCCAGATCCGCAGTTACACATTCCAAGAACAAAACAATAGATCTAGGAACTCTACCTAATCCGTGCGTAAAATCTGTAAACGAATCCTGTGCAGGCAGCGCTATTTGACCGCTATCATACCGATCACTAAACCCGGCCCCAGCTAACTCATCGATGGCTGCCTGCACCTGCGTGGCCGTCATAGCAGAAGTAGTGTTAACGAAGCTCACCTGAGATGCAGCAACCGCATTAGTAGTACTGATAATCTCAGAAGTAACCGATCCTTCAGCTAAGTCATCGGTCTGAGCCTGACCAGTGGTAAGGTTCAAAGTGACCGACCAAACACCTCGCTGCCCGGAAGAATTAACGGCGCGAACGCGGGCAAACCACGTCGCGCCACCACCACCGCCAGTCTCACTAGCCGTGTTAAAGACATATTGAGTCGTTGCCTCGTTGTATTCCTGAAGGCCCTCATTGAAAGCCAGCGCCGTCGAGAAAGCAAGCTCATATCTCCGAAGATCGGAAATCGACACGGCATTCCATCCAACCGTAGCACTGCCGGGAGTCTGACCAATGACCCTGAGGCCGGTCACCTGAGGGACAGTGCCTTTACCACGCCCAGTCTGCTCGGCATCCTGATTAGCATCAGTCTTCTTATCCAGTGCAAGTTCAATGCGCCGGAGACGAAGTTCAAGCTCAAGATCGCCTTCGACCTCAAGCCCAAGTCTCTTTGCAGATTGACCAGACATTACTCAGCAGTCCTTTGCTTCATCTTGTACTGCCGCACTTCGCTAACATCGGCAATGTTCCCAAGCATCTGAATGGTGCCCTGCGACAGCGTGCTGTGCGGGTGGTCCATAGGGCGAGGGGTCACAGTCGATTCAATCTCAGAACACAGGAGCCCTTCAGTCCTAAGCAGAACCTTGATTGCCTGACATGCGTCCTGAAACTCAACACGGCCCAGCATCTCCGAGGCTTCCCGATTGATGCTGAACAAGTCCGTGTGCTTGCCAAGTCCGATCATGCGCTCGACAACATTGTCGTACTCTGCCTCATAGGCAGGATACAGTTCGCCGAAGAACTCATGATCTTGAAAGAACGTACAGCCCTTGACAAGATTGTGGCAGATGTGAGAGTAAAGCTGAAGGAATCGCAGGAACACAGCGATCTTCTCCATCAGTTTTCTCCATAGCCCGGGGGAAGAATAAGCCCGCCTTCACGGTCTGTGGCGGGACGGATGAGCTTGCTGCGGTGACTGATTCCAGCGCCGCTGAAAATGGTTTCCTTCTCAGGATTCGTAGGTGCCGTCACCTTCCTATTGAAGTTGTCCATCGCCCGACTAACCATAGCACGGTTAGCCTTGTTGATCTCATTCATGAGATCCTGCTGCTCATCCATCTTCTTCTGTCGAGCTTCAATGTCAAGGGATTCGAGATACCGGGTCCAACCCCTATGACCATACTTTGAATTGAACTTATCCTGTAGCCAAAGCTGATTCACAGCTAGGTCGAGGTACTGATTGTCCTTACTCTCAAGTTTGATGATGTGCGCCCAGCCATACGGACGGCAAAGCCGCCAGATGTGCCAGTGCCCGTCATCAATAGGTCTACCCTGGCCGTTGGTGAGGATGAACCCGAAGTTCAGTTCACCGTGCTTGTATTCAATCTGGTACCGAGGGTCTTCGATGGAGCCCGAGTAATCATTGATCATCGAGTCCCAGAGGAGACGGTATCGGTGGAAGACAGGATAGAGATTCTCATCCAGTCCACGCAGATCGGACATGAAGTTTGCAGGAAGATCTACCCCAAGGCCGCACTGCCGGTAGCTAATGCCGCGGGGACGTAGATCAGTAGGTAGATGGAGTACGGACATTCTTGGTACCTCCCAGTACAAGACAGACAGGGCGGGAGAGCCCGCCTTCCTTAGAACCCGAAAACAACCAGAACGCCAGTCGAAGCCGAGAGATCAGCACTCGCGAGCGTAATCTCACGACCACTGATCGTGAGAGCAACCGCAGCGGTAAGCGCGCCGCCCGAGGTATTCGGAATGAAGAATCCAAAGTCAGGATTCGCAATCGTGGTCGTGTAGGTATCGCCGTTGTCCACAGAGGCAAGGTCAGCGACCTCCATCTTGCGAGCACCGAGAACCGCCACGAACTTCTGGGTCGTAGTAACAGCAGCCATTTCTTATCTCCTTAGTTTCTGCGAGCCTTGCTCTGTGCCTTAGCCCGCTCTTTGTATACTTCCTGTGCAGAGTGTCGGCAGGGAGGGCAGTATTTAGGAGCCTTAGATCCAGACTTCTGCTTTACCACACAACCGCAACTTCCACAACGAATAGGAGCAACAAAGGCGTTTGACATAGAGAGACTCCCAATAGTAGAAAGGGGGCTGCCTTTGCCGGGCAGCCCCCAGTCATGTTTCAATGCTGTGCGCTAGAGCTTACAGAAGCTCCACGTCCATCGCGCTATCACCGAAGGCATCGAACTCGACCGTCTCAGTCGCAGCCGACGCGATGGGCGTAAGCAGCCCGTCCGCATCGATGTTGAAGAGATAGAAGTGTCCAGTGCTCTTGGTGTAGGTCACCTGACGGATCGGCGCAATGCCGCCCGCTGCCGCAGCCGACATCGCGCCAGTGTTACCGTCAGACACGCGAATGTTGATCGCGTCGATGGCGCTCAGGCCGAGGTCGTTCGCCGAGAGGGGCTCACCGTCTCCGCCGCTGTAGGACGAAACCGTGATCACACCGACGACGCGGGTCTTGCCCTGCTTGGGAGAGCCCGAACTGTCAAAGCCCGCACCCGGAAGGAACGAGCGATATCGAAAAGAAACAGACTTAGCCATTGTAGGCTCCTTTGTTTAGTGTCTTCTCAACGAAGAAAGCTCCTCCCCCAACTTAACGGGTCGGCACTCAATCTTCAAATATGAATTACTTTCAAAGTTCACTCAACGCGAACTCTGTTTCTGCCGCCTTTACTAATGTTATCCTTAGCCCATAAGGGCTGAAGATTAGTATAGTGGCAAACCTTTAAAACTACACCCTGATCGGTCAAATCTACTATAGATAAGGGAATAATATGGTCTATATGCCATTGTCCATAGTTCTCCCAGGTCATTCCCTCACCAAACTGATTCTCAAGATAGATCTTCAGTTCATCAATGGAACAATCAAGATCTTTAACTGCTGAACCGGATTTTGAATTGTATCTAAGAGCAGCAGAGAGCCTAGATCTAAGGTTCATTGCTATACGGGCATTCAACCCGGGGGGTTTATAGCCTTTATTCTTTTGCCTCCAACACTTCTGCGTTTCAAGAACTTTATCAGGACAGTTCTTCCTATACAAACTAACAGCCTGTATCTTCTTCTGTCTATTTCTACTATAATGCTCTCTCTGGCGCTTACGTCGAATTTCAACAGACTTATACGGCATATCTAAGCTCCTATTAGATAATACCGTTTCGGCTAATGTTCAAGCAGCCAGAAACGATCTGATCAAGTGGGATCTTCGTCGCGACTGAGGTTGCTACGGAAGCCCTTGCGGTGCGCAACGGACACGAGACACCGAGTGCCCTTTACTCCGCCCGTGATAGTCAAAGTATTCTGACCCTCGGTAAGCGCACCAGCCGTCACCGTGATCCCGGCCGTGAGCGAGCCCACAGCGCTCGTGCTCTGAAGCCCGGGGACCGTCAATGTGTCTGAACTGGACTGAAGCTCCAGATCATAAATCGAGATATACTGCCGGGCCGACGGAACGTCAATCACGCGGTAACTCTCCACACCAATCGTATCAAGTAGCGCCATCTTACGCTCCTATAGTTTTCTATCGGCCGCACATTTAGCGTCCGAATCAATAATGTAGGTACGGGCCTTAGGATATTCCCTCTTGCCCTTCATCATGAGAAGTTCGTCACTGAGGCCCTGAACTTCACTAATTCGAGAACAGGGCCAAGGTTGAACAGCGTATACACTCATACAGCCTAGAGAGCCAAAAGCTAGGATGAACCCGAAACTCGCTAGCCACACTTTAGGTTTCATAGATATTTCTCACGGCTCTCATTAAGCGCCTTCTCATGCTCTTCCTCAGCCTTGGCCCTTGCCTCAGCACCCTTCTTGAGTGCGTCGGTTTCAGTCTCAGCCTTGCCAGTACTGTAGTTCGACTTGGCGTAGAGGTAAGCCAGTACACCAATCAGAATACCTAACACGACTATAACGACTGCGAATGTGGCAAGTGATTCGAGCATTCTTACTAATCCTCCAGATCGCGATTGAGCCGCTCGCAGCCAGCGTTTAGCAGCAGCGCGATGCCCCCCCAGACCACAACGGCCCAAAGGAGGTCTTCCCACAACTAGGCAGCCGGGGGCTTGGGATTGAGAGCGATCTTGCTCAGCACATTGATGACCACCGCAAGGATCGCATCATCCTTGGGAGTCGGGGTGAGCTTCACAATAACGCTGGCAGCGCCAACGACAGCGAGAACGCCCTGAACAATATCAACCCAGTTAGCAGTCACGAAAGTGATGATTGCACCAAAGTCCATGATTATCTCCTTTAGTCCATACCAAGGAATGCGTTGAAAAGATCAGCGCGGTCCTGTAGTATTCGTCTACGTTGAGTCTCCTCCTCAGCCAGAGGAGTATACTTGTAGGTGTGTAGTTGCTGAGCCTTAGCACTAGCCTGATCTTGGTAAGCCTTAAGCTCCGACGACATGTTGCTGAGGTATTCCTTGGTGAAGCGATCCTTATCACCGGGACTGCCTGCCTCTTTATAGGCGGCGTCGATCTCGTTCTTATACTCTGAGGAAAGATTAATCTTCTTCTTGCCCTTAGTGATCTTGGATAGATCTTCAAGATATTTCTGAGCGGTAGTAGAACGCTGAGAGATCCTCGCAAGATCCTCAGGATTGCTATAAGAACTCGCCTCCGTAGCGATGTCCGTATACTCCTGCGGGATCTGTGCGAGGCGTGGCTGGTGAATCTGACCGAGACGCGAATACTGATCAGCAAGCTCAGCAAGCATACCAGGACGGCCCTCTGCCACGCCACGGCCCTTAGCCGTACTGTAAAGATCCATAAACCCCTGACGCATCACCTGCCTGTTAGGGTCAACAGCAAGTGAAGTGCCAAGAAGCGGATTCTTCTTGAGCCTGCCGTCGCGGTAGGCACTGATAGCCATGACTAAAAGCCAGTTACGGCTTGCTGCTTGCCGAGGTCTTGCCGCTGTTCAGAACGACAATCACAGCCCCGCCAATGCTAGACCCACCGGCCGCGAGCGTCAGGGTCTTGAGCCCACCGCTAGCACTACCGAGAGAAGCCGAAGGGCCGCCCGAAGTAGGAGAGATCACCGACACCGACACGCACGGCTGGTCAACGCTGACCGACACCGCCCGCCCGCTGTAAGCCACGCGCAGGAAAACGAACTGAGTACCGAAAACGCGAACGCGAGTTTCACCGAGAATAGACATTGCTGTCTCCTTTACTTGAGATGAACAATAGTGGTAAGTACACCAGCATTATTATTGA